TATCCCAGCCCTCCCTATGGTTGTTGCAATGTGTTATTGGGCTAAACGAGGTCTTAATGATGCGTTAGAGTTTGCTGGTGGCAAGCCCCTCCGTATGGATAGCTACTACTGGTCAGTGACTGAGGGCAGCAGCCACTACGCTTGGCTCGTGTACTTTGGCAATGGTAACGTCTACAGCCACTACCACGGCAAGTATTACGGTTATTCCGTGCGTCCAGTGGCGGCATTTCCTCTCTAACCTCCTACCTCTCACCTAACGGGCGGCGTGTTCTTACACGCTGCCCTTAACTCCCCGAAGCAAATGAAGAAACTCACAATCTACTGGCCGAGCAGCATATCCCAATCCGACGTGAGGAAGATACGACAGCGATTCGGGATAACAGCAGGCACCACGATAAACGGCGAAACTCCAGCCGAAATCAAGGATGAAGATTTGTCGCTACTCGAAGAGACCGCAAGACGCGGCTATATCTCGATAAGGGGCTATAAACCCGAATTGGAAGGACTATTCAATATAAAAGTGCAAAATAATGTATAGAATCACAAGAACCTTGTTTCATTGCAAGAATGGAGAAACGGAACACTCAGACAAGGTTGTCGATGTGGCCGACCTTGAAAAGTACAGGGCAAGCATTAAGCAGCCGAGACACGCAAGAATCAATTTTGTATATCAAACTATTCCCGATGATGAATATAACGGAAAAAATCAAGCAGATTAAGCAGCTCAGAGAGCAAAAGAATCTCGCCATCCGTGCGGAGTACAACAGCACAAGACCAACGAAAGAAGACTTAGGAGAAATCGCACACATCTACGAGGCGTTTAAGCAAATCGCCAATCCGAGATGCAAAGATAACACAAAGATATTTGTACTCCTAATATTCTTCATGTATAGCCCCGTCTCTTTGCTCAATAAGAGAATATGCCGAGGTGGAGTAAGAAGAGAAATCGGCAAAGTGCTTGGGCTGAGTAATTCGGCCATCACTAAGCACTTTGTCGATGCAAAATCCCTCATGCTCAACCACAAGGGATTTAGGGATGAAGCGGAACGTATTTACGGCCAGCTTCAGCAGATTGATTAGTCTGGCATAATAAACATACCGACGCTTTCGAGGTAAGGGCGAGGAAGGGCATCAATTACTAATGCCCTCTTGCCGTTTGGCTTCGATTCGTATGCGAGCTGTTCGAGCTGGAGAGGGTAGCACCTTTCAAGCTCATTGGATGTTCTGAAAACCAGTTCAACATCATCGGGCATCGCGTTGAAATATTTGTTTTCTAAGAGTTCTTTCTTTGTCATTTTACATTTCATTTAATTCACGGAGTTCTTCTTTACTATACTTGCCATTTGGGGGTAGATTGCAAAAGAATTGGTAAGGCCGTATTGCAATATAAACATCTTTGTCCGCAATGTCGATAAAAAGACGCAAACAACCATCGCCGTCAACACCGCAATACATACCATCGTCAACAAAGGAAAGGTGCTTTTTAGCTTCAGCAGCTATAAGAGCACATTGAGCCGTCATTTGTTCTTTTAGTTTGATGGCGCGTAAAATCATCTTTTCTGTCCTTTTGTTCATGGGTGTACTCTTTGACGTTCTAATTTAACCACTTTGCCGAGGTGGAACACCATTATCCACCACGCGAATTTCTTTTTGCCATGTCCGAGAATCCTGCCAGCCTTGAAGGAGATGTCGGTTACTTCGACCAGTGCCTCATCGCGTACTTTGTTATACCCGACGGCCAGCTGAAGGTATTTGAACGGTTTAGCGAGGAACGGGAAATTGCCGTCGTTGTAATCGTCCAAGAAATACTCTTCGTCATCTTCGGTGCAAGACGGATTTAATACGAGGTTGCCGTTTGCGTCGTGCCGGAGGTATCGGGAGGCCGTTATGCCCATCTTCACCTCTCGCTCTTCTTCTTTCTTCGTGCCAGCGATTATCTGGTCGAAGTAAGCCTGCTTTATCGGGAGGTAGAGCGTATTTTCTCTTGTTGCCTGTGTCATTCTGCTTTTATTGTTATGTCTTCGCCGCAGTGCGGACACTTGATAACGGTCTTCACGTCGCCATCGCTCACCAGCTCTGAGAGCGACACGCCGATAATAGAAGCTATCTCTTTCAACTTGTCGAGCGTCGGATTGCCGCTCAACATCTGCGAGACGGTTGCCTGCGAAACGCCCTGCGAGCCGTCTTTGTTCGTCATTTGAGCTGCAAGCCGTTCAAGCGTCCAGCCCTTGTCTTTTATCACCTTTTTAATGTTCATAAGATATAAATTATAAAATCACGGTGCAAAGTTAGATATATTTTTTGTAACTACCAAATATTTTTGATAAAAAAATAAGTTATACCCTATTTTAGTAAACAAAAGTAAATTTATAACTTAAAACAGTTAAAGAGTATTAAGAAATAAGATAAAACCTAACATTTATTTTGTAGTTTAAGATAAAACCTATATCTTTGCACTATCAAAGTTAAACAATAAAGAATAATAAGAATATGAAACTGATTACAAAGAAAATCGAGAAAGAGCTGGCAAAATATCCGCTCTACTCACAGGACAGCAAAGGTAATGAAGCAGTCGCAATTTGCAAGTTCTTCTTACAGGGCTTTACATGGTATGTGCTCGAAGCACAAAAGAACGGCAACGATTATGAGTTCTTCGGCATCGTTGACGGCTTAGATAAAGAATATGGTTACTTTACACTTTCGCAGCTTCAGAGCCTTCGCGGTCGGTGGGGTCTCACGGTTGAGCGCGATATATGTTTTGAGCCGACAAAAGTAAAAGACATTCGTTTCAATTAGTATAAACCAGCAGGGGTGTAAAAGCCCCTGCACAAATCAAAAGGACATGAATACCTATTACAAGTTTGCGCCAAACGTATTTTTGGCAAAGTGCTCAGAGAAGCATGAGAAGGGCGAGATTATCGACGTAACGACACGCCACGGCAAAGAAAACGAAAGCATCGTTTTTAATCTTATTTTTGAGAAAGACGGCTTTTATTTCTACTCAATCGTGAGGGCTGACGGCTTCAACGTGCAAGAACACGCAAGGCGCAAGGCAGAGAAATATTCTGACTACGCCCACAGCGCAAGAGAGAAGAGCAACGAGTATTACAACAAGTCGCAACGTCACGCGGACTTTCTTTCCCTTGGTGAGCCTATCAAGGTCGGCCATCACAGCGAAGCTGGCCACCGCCGCATCATCCGAGAGGCGAATTATAACATGGGCAAGTCGGTTGAGTTTGACCACAAGGCCGAGAGCCACGAAGAAAAGGCCGCATATTGGGACGCGAAGGCCGACACCATAAATTTGTCGATGCCCGAAAGCATTGAGTTCTACGCGCACAAGTTAGAGCAGGCCACCGAATACCATCAAGGGCTGAAAAGCGGCAAATATCCGAGGGCACACGCCTATTCTTTGACCTACGCAAAGAAGGCCGTCAACGAAGCACAAAAGAGTTATGACCTTGCAAAAAGGTTGTGGGGTGAGTGATTGACCAGCAGGGCGAGAAATCGCCCTGCATAAAACAAAAGTGAACAATGAAAGAAGAATTGAAAGAAAGCGAAACGCAGCTCCTTGATAGAGCTATTGAGTGGTTTGGCGATGTTCAAGAGAAAGCCAGCCGCCTCACCAGTGGCAACGTAAGCCATCACGCAATGATGATAAGAGGATTTGCGAAGAATTGCGTTGAGTTCCTAACAGAGTATCGCATGAATGAAGAAGACCGCCGCCGTCTGGTGTGGCTTATAGTCGCACCGAGAGAAGCTGGCGGCATGGTATATGCACGGGTATTCGCGTCGAAAGAGAGGGCAGAAGAGGCCATGAGCGACAAAGAGACCTATCCGCCAAATTGCCATGTGATAGACCGATACATCGAAGAGTAAAAGACTGGCCGTTTGTACCTCGCAGACGGCCTTTTTTGTTGTTCTTTTCACTTATCAAAGCAAAGTGAAGACACAACCGAAACGACCTAATAAATACGCGCAAGAAATGACTAACTTTGCCAAACAATTCAATAAAATTGCAAAATGAGAACATTAAAACTTTCAATCAAACAAAAATACCTTGATGCCATCAAAGACGGGCGCAAGGTGCAAGAGTTCCGCGAGATTCGCCCAAACAACATCAAGAAGTATCTCCAGCTGGATGAAAAGGGCTTCGAGATTGAGGACGAAAACGCAAACGCTCTCCCTGTCGAGTACGACAATATCCTGTTCACCGGCAAAGAGACGGGCGACACTGCACTCGTAGAGATACAAGCCTCCCGATGCGAAATCATGCTTGACGAGAACCGCAAGCCGATAGAATATGAGTACGGAGGCCAGCTTTGGGTGGTTGAAAGAATGGTGTACGACCTCGGCAAAATCATTGAGCATAAAGTGAGCAGTCAAACTAAGGAGTAAACTCTAAAACGTAGAAGACTATGCCAAGAGCAAGAACATTGGTAGGACGCATCAACGGAAGCACTGGTGCATACCTCGGAAACTCTCGCCAGCGTGACACTAACGCTCGCGGAAACCGTATGACCAACCACACTGGTAACTATCGTAACATTCGCGCCGCTTTCGGCCTCTCAACTGGTTAAGCGATGACGAAGATGGAATCAGCCCAAAAGACGATAGCGGCTGTTAGGAGCAATTCTGACAGCTGCATCGTCTTTTGTTCGCTTGGTAAGGATTCCCTCGTCACTCTTGACTTGGTGAGCACTCAGTTTACTCGGATTGTCTGCGTGTTCATGTACTTTGTTCCCCAGCTGGAGCACATCGAGCGGTGGGTGAACTGGTGCAAAGCGCGTTATCCGAAAATCGAGTTTATGCAAGTTCCTCACTGGAACCTCTCATATATCCTTCGTGGTGGCCTCTATTGTGTTCCAAACCCGAAGGTGAAGCTCATCAAGCTGGCCGACGTAGTGAAGGCCATCCGACTGAAGACGGGAATTGATTACGTGTTTCTCGGAATGAAGAAGGCCGACGGTATGAACCGCAGGCTGATGCTAAAAGGCTATGAGGAGAATTGTTACATAAACAACCTTCAAGCCTATCCACTGGCCGACTGGAACCAAAAAGATGTGCTCGCCTACATGAAGCAGCGAGGCATCCCCGAACCAGTCAGATATTCGCTAAAAGCGTCAAGCGGCACGGGATTCAACATTGATTGCTTCCTGTGGCTTCGAGAGAACTATCCGCAAGACCTTCAGAAGATTTACAGGACTTTCCCCATGTCTGAACGGATATTGTGGGAATATGACCAAAAGAACCCGAAATGAGAAAATCAACAACCAGCCGCAGACCTTCCAAGGGAGGATGCGGCGGCGGTCGTAAAGGCCGGTAACAAAAATATAGGAGAGCAGTCGAATGGATTTGAGTAAATACATCAAAAGTGAGGTGGTGGAGATTAACCGCTCTGCCATACATCTTGCGGCATACAATCCCCGTGTCATCACCGAGGAAGAGAAGAAATCGCTGAAGCGCATCATCAAGAAATACGGCCTTGTCGGTGGTTTGGTGGTAAACAAGCGTACTGGCCTAACCGTCGTGAGCGGCCACCAGCGTATTACCGTCATGGACGAGCTTCAGAAGTACGACCGCAAGACAAAGGAGAATGACTACAAACTGCGTGTTGATGTGATAGATGTCGATGAGAAGACCGAGAAGGAGCTGAATATCGCCATGAACAACCCCAACGCGCAAGGTAAGTGGGATAACGACAAGCTCCGTGAGATGATTCCCGATATTGATTACAAAGATGTCGGTTTGTCCGAGGCTGATTTGTCACTCCTTGGCCTTGATTATATGTTCAAGACCGAAGAAGAAAACGACCTCGCCAACTCTCTCGGCGACCTCATGCAAGAGGTTGAGGAAGAGAACGAGGCCGAGAAAGCACAGCGGCAGGCCGAAAAGCAGGCCGAGAGAGCCGCGAAGGTTGCCCACATGAAGGAAGTAAAGGCACAGGTGAAGCAGGCGGCAGAGAAAACCGCTGGTGACATGGATGCCTATCTCATGCTTTCCTTCGATAACATAGAGAACAAAAACCGATTCCTCCAGCGTTTCGGATATGATGCCGATATGAAATTCGTCAAAGGCGAAGATTTCGATATGCGCTGCGAGGTCATAGACGATGGGGAGGAATAAGCCATGTCCGCACAAAAGAAATTCGACTACGACGGCAAAGACTTTTACACCGCCATCGGAAACCTCGCCAGTCGAGACTTCAACGACTACGAGATAGCGATGCACATTGGCGAAGAGGTGCGGAAAATCATTGAAAACAGGAACAATGAGGTTATAGATAATGCAGAGACCCCCGATGACATTGTCCTTGAAGATACTGAGAATATTCCCGACAGCCTCGCTCCCGAAGTTTTCTCGCGGATGAAAAACGGAAATTACGACAAGTGGACTGAGCAAGAGAACAAGCTGCGCTCCATGCTGATAGGTCAAGCCTTGTCGCAGGCGCGTGTCAAGCTCAACCTCCTTTACAAAGGCGTGTATGACAAACTGGCGATGGGTAAGTGGAAAACCAAGACCACAACGAAGGTAGAGAAGAATACCATTAACAAAGAGGGTACTCCCTACACCGAAACAATCACCACCACCACCGAGCAAGAGCTGCCTCCGAATATGCAAGCCCTTACAACGTGGCGATTCAACCACGACCCCGAATTTAAGAAGACGCTCCAGCAGATGAAGAAGATGGACGTTTCGCTTGAAGACAAGACCATCGACAAAATCAAGGTCAACATCGTGTATAACAAGAAAGAAGATACCGAACTCCAAGAGAAGAAGCAATGAGTGAACTGAACTTTACCTGTACTCCCGTATTTGCCCGAATGATGAAAGCTCACGATTCGGGCAAGTTCAAGGTGTACGTCTTTGAAGGCGGCTCCCGTTCATCAAAGACCTATTCACTCATCCAGTTCTTTATCTTCATGGCTCTCAACTCCGACGAGAGAAAGCGTGTTGTCCTGTCTCGTAAGAAAGGCACTTGGCTCAATGCTACCGTATGGGAGGATTTCAAGCTCATACTTACCGACATGGGGCTGCTGGGCAAGGTGTATATCAATAACTCTTCCCACATCATCAAGATAAAGAACTGGGCATTTTGGTTTGTCGGCCTCGATGACCAGCAGAAGCTCCACGGCCTAACGTCCGATATATTTTGGATAAACGAGGCAATGGAGGCCACCAAGGATGACTTCGACCAGATGGAGCAGCGATGTGCCGACTTCGCCGTGCTCGACTACAACCCCACGGAGGAAGAGCACTGGATATACGACAATGTTTGTTCGCGCCCCGATTGCTACTTCGACCACTCCACGATGCTGGATAACCCCATGATTCCCGAAAACATGAGGCGCAAGATTCTCTCCTATGAGCCTACCGAAGAGAACTACAAGAACGGCACCGTTGACGAGCGCAAATGGAAGATTTACGGCCTTGGCCAGCGAGCAAAGCTGGAGGGTCTTATCTTCAGCAAATTCTCGCTCATCAAGGAGATTCCCTTCTATGTCAAACGCAAATGGCGAGCCTTGGACTTTGGTTTTACCAACGACCCGACGGCCATCGAGACGGTTGCCTTCCATGATGACTGCCTGTATTTGGATGAAGAGTGCTACGCCACCCACATGACAACGCCCGACATCATCAACACAATAAAGGAACTCCCCGAAGCCCGAACCCGTAAGATATGGGCAGACAATGCCGAGCAGCGAGAGATTACCGAGATACATAACGCTGGCCTCCCGATTCAGTCCACGACGAAGGGGGCTGGCTCCGTCCTTTTCGGCATCGACTTCATGCAGGGTCTGAAGCACATCTACATCACCGAGAAATCATTGAACATTCATAAGGAGTTCAAGAACTACACTTGGCAGCAAGACCCGAAGACGGCACGATTCATAAATGTTCCTTGTGATAACTATAACCATGCTATCGACGGCATCCGTTATGTCTGCTGGATGGAGCTGTTAGGTCACGCATACCGCAACATGGACGGGAAGAAATCTTATAACGGATATTTCTAAAAGTTTGTAATATGAACAGCATCAACGAAATCTTTGCACTCCCGACATGGGAAGAGAGAATCACACTTATTAAGAACTCACGACGGACACCAATGCCCGACGTTAAACGTCTTATGGAGGCTTGGTACACCGACAAGCACAGGGTCTTTGATAAGAAGTTCCGCAAGAACATGAAGACGCTGGTCAAGGAAGAGTATTATGACACGAAGGGCGTTTTGCACCCTGCCGAGTTCGAGGATGAAGAGGTGGCACGTATCGGCCTCCCCATCGAGCAGGACATCGTGAACATTCACGTCGCTTTCACCGTGGGCAATGAGCCGCAGCTGAAGGCCGACACCGAAGACAAAAATGAGCTTGACTTGCTGAAGGTGGTGCGCAAGACTGGAGCCGACAATAAGCTCAAATTCCAAAACAAGCGTGAGATGAGGGCATGGCTGGCCGAGACGGAGGTCTGCGAGTATTGGTATCGACACGATGCCAGCGGCTTTTGGCGCAAGGTATGGAAGAAGGTTGCCTCCTTGGTCGGCATCACCATACAGCCGAAGTATAAGATGAGGATGCAGATATGGTCTCCCTTCAGAGGCGATAAGTTGTACCCGATATTCTCGGACAACGGACACGATTACCTCGGCATAGGTCGCGAGTACGAGTATAAGCTGGCCAATCACTCCACGATGCACTGCTTCATGCTTGTCACCGAAGAAGAGGTGTATATGATTCAGCGCGGAGAGAGTGGCAGCTGGGTCAACGCAGATGGCTACCCCTTCAAGCATGGATTCCCCAAGAACCCGACCATCTACCAAGACCGCCGCGAGGAACTTTGCCACAACATCACCGGCGCAAGAGAGAGCCTTGAAACGCTCACCTCCGACTGGTCGGATGCCATCAAGATGAATTTCTTTCCGAAGCTCATACTGGAGGGCGATTTGGCGAATGGTGGTGCCGAGAATATCGGCAAGTCGCATCTGCTAAAGATAACGGGAGGCGGCAAGGCTTATTATCTCGACTGGCATCAGACCAGCGACATGGTGAAGTCACAATGCGATAACCTCCTTGTGCGGTGCTACTCGCTAACCAATACGCCGCTCATCTCCTTCGACCAGCTCAAAGGTACTGGCCAGTTCCCATCCGGCACGGCCTTCGATTTCATGTTCATGGCCACACTCTTTGCCTGTGCCCGACATTGGGAAGACATGGGAGAGTTCTACCAGAGGCGATACAATTTCCTCATCTCGGCCATCGGTACGCTTGTGCCCTCCTTGAAGGATGCTTCCGAGACGCTGGAGGTAGAGGTGGAGCAGAAGCCCTATCGCATCGAAGACCTGTCGAAGCGCATAGAGGATGCCGTGAACGGAGTTAGTGGTCATGTGATGTCGCGCAAGCAGGGCGTTTTGCTGGTGGGCATCGCCGACGAGTATCAAGAAGAACTCGATGAGATTGAAGGCGATATGAAGAGCGGAGAAACGTTACAAAAAGAATAAAGAACTGAAAAACTTTTCATACGATGATGGGCGGCTTTCGCAGTGATGCGAGAGCCGTTTTTCTTTGCCTGTGTGCCGTTTTGTGCATAATAGGGTATAACTTATAAGCACGAAGAGAAAAACGCCGTTATATGTGCGTACATTATATATAATAGAAAAGCAAAATATAAGATATACCCTATTTTATGTAAACAAATGTAAATTCAAACCTAATTTAGTTAAGCAATCTTAAAAAATAGGATAAAACCTATTATTTATTTTGTAGTTTAAGATAAAACCTATATCTTTGCATCATCAAACAATAAGTCAAACAATTTAATTTCAAAAGTTATGAATACAAAGAGTTTTTCAGAGCAAGTGAACGAAGTTCTTAACAGCGAGTGCGGCAACACCGCAAAGCGTAACGAGCTTATCAAGTTAGGTCTGTGCGAGCATGAGGTTAGAATGTTGCTTGCAAGCATCACACCGACGAGAACGCGCAAAGGTGAGTTTGATTTCTCAAAGATTACTTTCGGCGTTGAGATAGAGAGCTACAATTTCTGCCGTAACTCACTTATCGAAGCAGGTAGAGAAAACGGCCTTACGGTACGCTCAGAGGGCTACAATCACGAAGACAACCGCCACTATTTCAAAATCGTATCAGATAGCTCTATAAGCGGCGAAAACTCAAACGAGGTGGTCAGCCCTATTCTCAAAGGTAAGAAGGGCATGAACAGCCTGCAAGCTATGTGCAATGCACTTGCAGCCGTTGACGCAAAAGTAAATCGTTCATGCGGCCTTCACGTTCATATCGGCGCAGCTAACATGAGCGAAGAGCACTACTGCCGACTGGTTCGTAACTATCAGAAAATCGAAAAGGCCATCGACAGCTTCATGCCGACCTCACGACGCGAAAATAACAGCCGCTGGTGTCACACCTTGCAGGGCATCGACTTTAGCGGTTGCACGACAAAGAGAGACATCGCAAGAGCTATGAATTACGACCGCTATTATAAGGTGAACGCCATCGCCTACGAGCGTCACAAGACAATCGAGTTTCGCCAGCACAGCGGCACAACCGATTATGAGAAAATCGCTAATTGGGTCATGTTCTTAGCTCACCTTGTCGAATATAGCTTCAAGCATGAGATTACGACCTGCGAGAGCATCGAAGAACTACCATTCTTGAAAGAGAGCGAAAAAGAGTATTTCATCAACCGCCGTGCAGCCCTTCAGTAAGGGCTTGCACAGGCGCAAAGTTTAACCGATAAAAAGAAAAGATTATGTGTGTAATATGTTATATCCCCAAGGGCGTTAAAACGCCATCGTATCGAGTTCTGAGAGCCATGCACAATGCCAACCCACACGGGCAGGGCTTTTGCACCCCTTCACAATTCACAAAGGGCTTGAACTTTGATTATTTTGTCGAGCAGTTGAGAAAACGCAGTATCAATGAGCCGTGCATCATGCACTTTCGATGGGCGACACACGGCAGCATCAAACGAGCCAACTGCCACCCCTTCAACATTAACGACGTTTATTTTGCCCACAATGGCATTTTGAGCGTCCGACCGATGCGAGACAAGACCGACAGCGAAACGGCCTTCATTCGCTACCTGTACCCCTACATCGAGCAGTACGGCCTACATTCACCCGAAGCCGAAAAGATGGTGCAGAACATCATCGAGAGTTCAAAATTTGCCTTCATGCAGGGCGACGACGTGCGCCTGTTCGGTAATTTTGAAGAGTGGCAGGGCTGTTATTTCTCAAACCTCAGATTTACCTATTATTTGCCGAGAGTACACCCGTTTAGCTTTTGATATATTAGTTTGATTTATTGTTACGGCCAGCCCTGCATGAGATTGTCGGGCTGGCCTTTTTCGTGCCTTCTGCGGCTTTCTTTTCACCTTCATTTGATAAGTGAACACCCCACCGAGAAAAACACGCTTAACACCTTATTTAATGAGTAAATTTGCGCCATGTTTCACAATAAACGAGAAAAGTAAAAACATGGACATTCAAACATTATTCAATGCGCTCAAGACGAAATATCCTCAAAGCGGATTGAGCGACAACGAGATTACAGGGCTTGCAAAGAGCCTGTTTGCCACTGGTTTAGTGACTGACGAGAACGCCGCAGCGATTGTGGACGGCCAAGCGGACACAATGAAGGGCTTTCAGAGCCTGTTCGATTCGCGCTTCACGTCTAAGAAAAACGACCTCACGAAGACCCTCACCGAGAGCCTTGAAAAGTCGTTCAAAGAAAAGTATCACATCGACGAGAACGGCAAGCAGACTACCAACGAGCCTCCGAAGGACGATGATTTGGATGCGAAGCTCGCAAAGCTGTTGGACGAGAAGCTCAAACCCTTCACGGACAAAATCACGGCAGAGGAAGCGAGACGCACCCAAGAACAGCGGACTGCTCAAATCTTAGAGAAGGCCAAGGCCGCTGGTATCAGCGAAGAGCTGGCCAAGATGTTGAACGTTCCGAGCGACGTGCAGGATTTGGACGCATTTATGAAGGACAAAGCCCAGCAGCTCACAAACCTCGGATTCCAGCCTGTAGTACCTCCGTCGGGTGGTGGTGAGCCGGAAGGCGACGGCAAGGCTATTGCCGACATCATCAAGGCAGGCACTCCAAAGAAGGAAGGCGAGGGCAAATAGTATTAACCCATTAAAAAGTTAAAGCAATGCCAGCAGGATTCAATTACAATCTTAACCCCGCAGCCGTTGTCGAAGAGATTTGCGATGTGCAGACCCTCCACCACAAGAGAGGCCCGTACAAACTCGACACCACGGGGCTGACCATTGGCTCGAAGCTGCCGCGTTTTACTCCCGTTGCCGCTGACCTCAAAACCCGTATGGTGAAGGTGGTCAAGAACGTCAAGGTACTGGAGGAAGTTGCCGCCGATGCTACGAGCGTTAAGATTGCCAAGAAGTCACTCGCTTACGTGGGTATGCTCCTTGGCACTGGTGCGAAGGGTGCGAAGGTTACAGCCATCGACACCTCGAACTCCGCTTATGACACACTAACTCTGGAGGCTGCTTTCGGAGCGAAAGTTTCAGCCGACACCGTACTCTTTGAGGCAAGCGCAGCAGGAGGCACGACCCCCAAAAACACTGCCAATTTCGTAATCTACGAGGAAACCAAGGTCGAGGAAGGCATCGTACTCGTTGCCCTCATCATGCAGGCTTTCGAGATTCAAGAGAGCAAGCTGACCCTCCCCATCTCCGAAAAGGATAAGATTGGGCTGACCTCACGCTTCCAGTTCGAGTAATAACCCCTAAAACGAAAGAATATGTTACTTACAATTCAGACATTATTCAACGACCCCGATGTGGTACAAGCCACCATCGACCGTGTTCTCCAGCAGGGGCTTGACCGTATCTATTGGCAGCAGTATCTGACCTTCCGTCGTACTACGACCCGCGTATTCAAGGACTATCTCGGCACCGTTACGGGCGTGGTAGCTGGTTCTATCAACTCCCGTTATGGCGAGAAGCCAATCCGCGAGCGTAAGTCTCTCGGAAGCGGCTACGGCGAAATCGCCTACCTTGGCGATGCCTATCAGATGGACGTGGAGCGTCTTTCGGAGCTGCAAGACCTCATCGACAAGTTCAATGAGGCAAAGACCGCCGACCAAGTGGCTGTTATGAACGACATCATCCAGTTCATCACCGACGATTACCGTCAAGTTATCCTCGCTCCCCACAAGCGTATGGATATTGTTGTCGGCTCTCTCTTGATGACTGGTGCTGCCACCGTGAAGAATAAGGACAATGCCGACGGCGTTGAGCTGCTCGACATCTCTCTGCCCTTCCACTTCATCACTCCGACCAAGGCCGAGGTGATTCAAGACAGCAAGATGTATTTCATCACATGGCTCCAGCGTAAGCTCGCAGCCCTCCAGCCTCAGTTCGGCAAGTTCGAGAAGATGGTTATGAGCCGTGGCACATTCATCAAGAACATCGTCGGCTCCGTCGAGTTCGGCGAGACCTTCAAGATGATTCTGCCCGCCCAGCAGTTCAACATCAACACTGGCCTCATTACCTCTCAGATGGCTTCTAACGTCCTCGTAGGCGTTGGTCTGCCCTCCGTAGAGATTAAGGAGGACTATGTGGAAGAGCAGAACGGTACGAACACTCAGATTTATGCTGATAACCGTATCACCTTCCTGCGCTCCGCAACAGATGAGAAGATTGGCTGGATGCGCCATCACACTCCTTACGAGGCTACCGACCCCGTAGAAGGCCGTGTCTATCGCCCCGTCGGAAACGACAACGGACAGATGCTTATCAGCAACTACCGCGACAAGAACGGTCGCTATATGGAGTACACCGCCGAGTGGATTCCTCAGATTGCCGCTCCGAACAAGATGGTGAACCTCAACCTCACCACTCTGAACTCAGATTAAGGGTAAGGGCGAGAAATCGCCCTCCCTTCATTCATTCAATAATTAAATCCTTTCAGAAATGAAGAAGTTTATTTTTTGCGCAATGATGGCCGTACTCACAATGTCGGCCTATGCGAGCGACGTAGGTAGCGCAGCTCCCGAAGTCAAGTCAGAGACCCTTTTCAGTGCGCCCGATGTCACAGTCATGGAGGCTCCTTCTATGGAGTACGTGACCGTGAATGTGGTCAACACCGCCAGCGACATGGTGCTGGTTAGTGCCGTCGAGGTGAAGAGCGTCGCAGGTGTTCCTGCTCCCAAGCTGACCCCTGCATGGTTCACCAACGGCTTCGCATTTATCTATGATGCGGCAAAACTCGCGCCTCCCAATAGTATCAATGCAAGCTGGCGATTACGACACTACGGCAGTCCGAAGTTCAAACGACACTCTAAATTGAATTAGGAGCATGGCCGACTTGACCGTAAAAGCCGCACTACAGGCACAAGTACAATATCCGCTGCCTTCAAACTTCTTTTTGTCAGTAATGGTGAAAAGAGGTCTTGAAGACGGCGAATGTACTAAGGAGATAATGGAATCGCCTATGTTCAAGGGTGCAATGGCTGACTGCCTGCGGCAGATTATCCTGTACCCGTCGAGCATTTCCGAGGGCGGTATGTCAATCTCGAAGACCGATAAGGATTCCCTTCTGAGTATAGCCAACAAGCTGTATAAGGAGATAGGAGAAGAGCCTATCAACGAGAGACCAAAAATAACCTGTTTTTGATATGTTAGATTTCAGACCTCACAAACTCATCGTCAAGACCTTCACGGGTGGAGGATTGGACGAAAACGGCGTACCACAGCCCGACCGCGAAGAGACCGAAGAAGTGCCGTGCAGGATTGTTCCGAATGGCTCTTCCCAGCAAGTCCGCTTCGATGACGGCGTGGCGCACAACTATTCTTTCTCCATTTACCTCAACCAAGATTGCAGGACTTTCAAGGTTGGCGAGAAGGTGAAGCTCATCGGGCTTGATGGAGAGGTGGAGAATGACAAGGAGTTTGAGGTTATTGGATTCTTCCGTAACCAGTTGAACGCTCGCTTATGGGTATGAGTTTGCAGCATATAGACAGGGTGCTCACCCTGCTTGGAAAAGCTAACGCCGACATTGAAAATGCCGTCGCCGAAGCCTATGCCGAGGCTGGCGAGAATACCGTTAGCAAAATCCGAAGCGGTGAACTCAGCAACTGGAACGATAACACGGGCAATCTCCGTTCATCCATCGGCTATGTGGTGTGCCGCAAGGGTCAAATAATCAAGTCGTCGGACTTTGGCACAGTGCTCAATGGTGCCGAGGGGTCAGAGAAAGGCCGCAATTTGAGCAGGAGGCTGGCCGCAGAATATGCGCGTTATGATTTCGCCCTCATCATCGTAGCAGGCGAGGAATACGCGGTATATGTGGAGGCGGTCGATGGCAGGGTAGTCCTTGCTGGAGGCCAGCTTTATGTTGAGAAGAGTATCACACGAATTTTGCAGGACAAAATCAACAGCGTATTGAAGAAGTATGAAAAATGACGTGGAAGTAAGGCAAGACGTTTTCGCCGTCGTTATGCAGTCCGAAATCAAGGATGCCATCGGTGGCGAAGTACGATATATTCCCCGAAAGGCTGGGTCAAAGGCCGAAGACTGCATCATCTCCGTGCTTGACAGCGACAATGCGCAGATTCAAGACTGCATCGTGAATGTGAATATCTATGTTCCCAACATCACCAGCGGCGGCGAATCGGTTGAGAATATCGACCGAACAAAACCGCTTGCGAAGATTTGCGAAAACGCTCTGAAATCGAAGTTTGGCGACGGCTTTCATCTCTTCCTCGAAAAGCAGCGCATCCTGCCTGTCAACGGGAAGAATGAATATGTGATAAATAATCGAATTAGGTACAAATTTAACAACGAATAACTATGGCAGAAACAAAGGTACTCGGTTGGGGCAAGTGCTCCGCTGGAGGTTTTAACGACATTGTAGAGAACTCTTGCCAGTTGTCCGTCGAAGAGGGACAGGAGCAGGAGGCAACCATCGAAGGAGGCTCTGCTGAAGGCCGCAAGAAGGCTCCCGATAAGTACACTCTGACCTTCAATCGCCGCATCGGTGACGCATCGGAGGCCGCAGTGGGCTTTACGGAAGAGGTTGATAACGTCGTGGTAGTGCCCGAAAATGCTGGTGCTATCGGGTGTACCCTCATCAAACCCTCCAAGCACGTTGCCGTTAAGTTCGATTCCACTGATGGTTTGGTGGCTGTTTACACCTTCAAGACCAAGGGAACAACGGACGCAAGCGGCAAGCTCACGGACATCACGTTCCAAGCAAAGGGCGCACAGGCCGGAGGCTAATTGCACCATCTCCCGTCGGCGAAAGCCGACATCTCGGATAGCTCAGTGGGTAGAGCACTCGCGCACCTCCTATCTTTTGCGAGGGGTCGCTGGTTCAAGTCCAGCTCCGAGAGCAAAATTTTGATGTTATGACCGATATTGAGTACACACTTGCAGATGTTATCATCGAGCGGCCACAGGATTTCAAGGTAGGCCGAAAGAGCTTCAAACTTTACCCCGTCACACTGGCCAAGATGTTTCTCCTTAAACGGCAGGTTGACGGGCTTGAACTCAATACGGATATACTAAAAGTAAACCCATATTTGGAGGCCATAAGGCTTGCCAAGGAGAAAAGAGAGGTATGCTGCCATATTCTCGCATACCACACCGCACCGAACTCATACAAGGAGCTTTTCAACACAATGGCCATCACCACCCGAAAGAATTATTTTGTCAAGAATCTATCGGATGAAGATGTCGCCTCCTTGATGATTATGGTGCTCACGGCAGATAAGACCGACGAAATAATCAAGCATCTCGGCCTCGACAAAGAGCGCGAGCGGATGGCCAAGGTGATGGAGCTGAAGCGAAAGAATGACAAGAACAGCATCAGCTTCAATGGTGTTTCCCTCTTCGGTACGTTCATTGGCCAGCTGAAGGAGATGGGATATTCCGACAATGAAATCCTGTATGAGAAGAGTTACGCCTTCCTTCGGTTGATGCTTGCCGATAAGGTGGTTTCTATCATCCTTACCGATGAAGAGCGGCAGAGCCTCTACGACGGCGACGGCGGCACACTCATGGACGCTAACGACCCAAATGCCACCGACAAGATACGCGACTACTTCGCACAAAAAGGAATTTCGATTGAATAAAACGACATACAATGGATAATTTGCATATACCCATAACTGGAGATAACAAAAACTTCCTCAACGCTCTCAACGGCGCGAGGGAAGGAGTGAGAAGCACGGCGCGAGACATCGAGCAGAGCGGATTGAGCATCGAACAAATGTTCAATCGCATACAACGTGCCGCAGCTCTCTCCCTTGCCGGATTCTCTACAAAAGAGTTTATTCAGAAAGTTGTGCAGGTTCGCGGCGAGTTCCAGCAGTTAGAGGTGGCCTTCACCACTATGTTAGGAAGTGCCGAGAAAGCTAACGCCCTCATGCAGCAGCTCACAAAAACCGCTGCCGTAACCCCGTTTGACCTTCAAGGAGTGACGCAGGGCGCAAAACAGCTCTTGGCATACGGCATTGAGGCCGAAAAGGTGAATGATACACTGGTTCACCTTGGCGACATTGCCGCTGGCCTCTCTCTCCCGTTGAATGATTTGGTTTACCTCTACGGCACCACTATGACGCAGGGCAGAATGTTCACACAAGACCTTCGTCAGTTCATGGGTCGCGGTATTCCTATTGCCGAAGAGCTTGCAAAGCAATTCGGTGTCACTAAGGATAAGGTCGGCGAGCTTGTGACCGCTGGCAAGGTCGGAGCTGAAGAGTTCAACAAGGCCATTATGTCGATGTCATCCGAGGGCGGCAAGTTCGCTGGCCTCATGGAAGCTCAGTCGAAGACCATCACTGGCCAAATCTCGAACATCGAAGATGCCATTGATTCCATGCTCAACAACATCGGTCAGCAGTCCGAGGGTATCATCAACGGTTCTTTGTCGGTTGTCGCCTCCTTGGTCGAGAACTATGAGAAGGTCGGCGAGGTTATCCTTGGCGTGATTGCCACCTATGGAGTGTATAAGGCTGCTGTGATGACCGTCACAGCATTGCAAGCCCTCCAAACGGCTGGTGTCGGTGCGCTCACAGCCGCCGAGACTATTCACTACGGCTGGCTGGTGCTCGTTCAGAAGGCGCAAGCCCTCCTTAACGCCACCATGCTTGCAAACCCCTACGTCTTAGCTGCTACGGCTGTCGCTGGCCTTGCTGCCGCACTTATCTTTCTGAATGATTCCACAAGTGCAGAGCAAGCGGCCACCGAGAGCCTAAACAATACGATGGATGAGCTTGCAAAGACGCAGGAGGAATACAACAAGAAGACCGAAGAGGCCATCACCCTTGCGCAAAACGATGCGGCTGCAACAACCGACCGAGACGGAGCCATGCAGCTCCTTATTGCACGTTATCCCGAAATCATTAAAAAATATATCGACGAAGAAGGCCATTTGCAGAACATTCTCCAGCTCAAAAAGGAGATTGCGGCTTATGACGGCCAGCAGCAGAGAGCCGAGAAAACCGAAAAATTACGTCAAGAGGGGCTTGATGCGTGGAACAAATATAATCGCCTTGCCGCTCTCAGAAGTCGCCAGCTGAGTGCCAAAAATGTTTTCTCCGATAGCGAGAGGGCAGAAATCGAAGCATTGAGAAAGCAATACAAGAGCGAAAGGGGCTTGTCGTGGTATAACTCTGCCAGCCTCGAAGAGATGCGAGATTACTATAAGGCAAAAGCCTCACAGGGTCGCCAAAGGTATGCTCGGAATCTTACCGAAAACCGCATTACTGACTTCACGACTGAAGGCGGTGGCCTCGAAAGATATAACGATGCCCAGCTCAAAGCATTGCAAAAACGCCTCCGCGACGCTCAGACGAATGACAAAAAGAATACCTCCGTCTTCATCGCCGACCTCAATGATTACCTCACATACGCCGACCGCGAAAGCCTCCTTACCCGTGTAGAGGGTATGATTTCGGCACGTAATCAGCCGAGGTCAACACCGGCACAAAGAAAAAAGACTCTCAAAAAGGAGCTGGACGATGCAAGAAAAGCCCTCGAAGAGTTTGACAAATCATCCACTAAATATACGGCAAACGAGGCCGAGAAGGAGCGCAAGAGGCTACTCGATGCCGTTGATGCGGCAGAAAAGGCATACAAGGCCGCTGGCGGCACTACTTCAACAAAGGGAGGCAGGAGCACCACCAACAAGCTAAAACAAGAGCAGGCCGAGCGTGAGCGCAATCAGAGGGCATACGAGACGAAACAAAGGGAGTTCGCCAAGCAAAGAGAGCAGCTTGAAACTACGCTCTCCCAATCCTACGTTGACATCGAAGAAGATACGAAGGCGAGGGAGCTGGCGCAGATTAAGCACGACCATGAGCAAGAGATGGCTCAGTTCGAGAGCCAAAAGCAAGAATATATCCGCAAGAAGATTGAGCTTGAAGAGGCCAAGGCGAAAGCCGAGGGTAAGACCTATAAAAGCCCAGCCAATGCCGAAGATGTGCTCTCCGAGGATGAGGCAAAGCAGTTTGCAAACCTCATGGCCAATATCAAGACGAAGCAGCAGAAAGAAATCCGCGACTACCAGCAGGCCGAGGCCGATGCCCTTAACGACTATCTTGTGCAATATGGAACGTACCAGCAGCAGAAACTCGCCATCGCCAAGCAATATGCCGAGCGCATCCGCAAGGCTTCCACCGAGGGCGAGAAGATGACGCTTGAAAAGGAGAGGGATAACAAAATCGCTGCCGTCGATGCAAATCAGATGGCGATGAACATTGACTGGTCGCAAACCTTCAGCGGTGTCGGGAATGTTCTTTCGGACATAGCCCGTGAGACATTGCGCGAGGTTAAGAACTACATGAATACCGACGAGTTCAAAAAACTCTCTCCCGAAGGTAAGAAGGCATACACCGACCTTGCTGCCAAGCTCCAGCAAGAAGGAGCTGGCGAGGCAACCAGTCCGTTTAACTTCAAGATTTGGGGTACAATCGCCAAGAATGTTGAAGACTACCAAAATAGCGTAAAGGCTCTGAAAGCCGCCGAGGATGAGCACACGCAAGCAGTAGAGCGTCGCAAGAAGGCCGAAGAAGACTTGCAGAAGGCCGTCACTGAAGACGCAAAAATCATTGCACAGGCCAATCTCGAAAAGGCGCAGGCCGATGAGAATGAGACCGCCGAGGCACAGCGCAAGGCCGAAGAGAAAAAGAACCAGTCGCAGCAGGAGCTGAAGGAGAATACCGATAAGGCTTCAAAGGGGCTTAACGACTTCACCAGCGCACTCAGCGAGGTATCAAACGGCACTCTTTACGGCTTCGCCAATGGCATCACGAAGCTCATCACAAGCATTGGAGGCGCAAGCAAAGGACTGAGCGAGCTGGGCGGCAAGGTTGGCGGCATCATTGGTGCCATCCTCCAAATCATCGACGCTCTCGGCGATGACCCAGCGCAATTCATCGAAGACCTCTTGGATAAAATAGCAAATGTCATCGAGAAGGTTCTTGAAGACCTCCCACGAATCATTACAAGTGTTCTTGAAGGTGTCGGCAATATCGTTGCTGGCGTGGTTAAGGGCGTAGCCGGTATATTCGGAGCTGACCTTTCGGGCATCTTCGGTGGTGGTACTGAGAACTTCGATGCAGCCGTCGAGAAATGGGGCTGGCTTCTCGATACATGGAAAGATAATCTCCAGTATGAGAAGGAGCTGATGAAAGAGGCTTACGGCACCAAGGTAACGGACATTCAGAGAAAGACCGAGGCCGACCTGCGGCAGACGCAACAGGCTGCGGCCTCCATGTATCGAGGATGGGCATCTGATGGCGCAGGATGGTTCTCGCACTCCAACGGGTATGAGGCCAACCGAGATGCAAACTGGAACTATTTGTGGCAGTACGACCAAGAGCTTGCAAAGCGGATGGGAGCGTCCGAAAGAGATTTCTTTGGGTATAAATATGTGGCTGGAGGCGACATCTCCAACCTCTTCAACCTGTCCGCAAAAGAGCTGAAAGAACTGAAGCATGGCAATAGCCAGTTTTGGCAGTCACTCTCCGAAGAGGCGAGAAAGTATCTCGACCAAATCATCGAGCTTGAAGATGAGATTGAGGAACTGCGGAAGGAAACGATGGAGCAGCTCACGGCGACCTCGTTTGATTCGATGGTGTCGGATTTCCATAGCGCAATGATGACGATGGATTCTGACGAGAAGACGCTGGCCGATAATCTTCAAAAGTATCTGCAAAACGCTATTCTTTCGAGCATCATAGCAGAGAAGTACAAGCCACAAATCGAGCAGTGGTATAAAATGTTCGCTGCCTTCATGGAAGATGGTATGCTCTCCGATGAAGAAGAGAGGATGCTGCATGAGGGAGGCACGTTCAAAGACGTTACCACTGGCGAGATGATGAACGCGAATGGATGGGATAACATCACCGCACAAGGCTTGGCCGAGAGGAATATGCTGCGAGACAGGTTTGGATGGGGCGATGCGAGCACATACAATCAAGAAGCCTCCACTGGTGCATGGCAATCTCTTGGCGAAGAGACAGGGCAAGAGCTTAACGGGAGATTTGCCGCCTTGCAAGTATCGGGTGAGAAGATTGCCGACGGCATCGAGCAGACCGTTACGATGCTCACCGTCATCTCCACCCTCTCGCAAGAACGCAATACCACCGTCGCCGAGATTAGAAACTTGATGATTTTCGCCAATGCCTACCTCGAAGACATCTTGAAGGTCAACAAGGAGTATTACGCTGAGTTCAAAAGACAATTAGACAAAATTGAAAAATCGAAATAAATCATGGTTGGACTAACTATAAACGGAAAGGATGCCAAGGCCGCATTTGGCGTTACGCTCGATGAAACATCGCTCGGCACGTTGATGACACCGCCGCCGATGAAGGAGCGCGTTACAAGCAGGAGCCGCATAGAGAACGGAATACGGGTGATAACCGACGCTACTACCTACGTCGATTCGAGAGACCTCACCCTCCAAGTGAACATCTCGGCAAAGACGGAGAGCGATTTCCTGTCGAAGTATGCCGCATTTTGCGCAGAGCTGAAGAGCAAGGAGATTGTGTTAAGCACAATTAGCGGCACGTACCGCTGCATCTATCTCTCATGCCAGCAGTTCAGTCAGTTCCAGCGAGGAATCGGAAAGTTTGTTCTTAGACTTCGTGAGTATAACCCTTCAAATAGATAACTATGGCAGCGACAATAGATATTATAGGAGCTGGCGGCTCTTCAACTAACGTGGTCATCGAAAGCGCATCCGTGCGCCGCTTCGAGCTGATGAAAGAAGACTATATCCGTCTTGTTTTCTCTTCCGACAAAAAGATTAACATTCGGCTGGGCGACAGCATCACGCATGAGCTTTGGGGTACGTTCTACATCACCGAAGCGCAGAAACCGACGTACAACAGGGAAACTGGCGGCTACGACTACGACCTCCAGTTTAATGCTCCGTATTACAAGTGGAACAACAAGCTGTATAAGTTCGAGCCGAAGACAAACCGTAATGAGGCCAGCTGGTCACTCACCGACAACCTCAAAAACCACATGGCTGTCTTCCTGCGCAACCTCGAACACTACGGATGGACTTACACCGTCGATGCTGGCTCCTATGAGCTTGAAGAGGCCGAGAGAACGGTGTTTATCCAATTCGATAACATCTACATCTTGGACGCACTTACGAAGATTGCGGAGGCGTTCAATGTGGAATGGTGGATAACCGACAATGTCATCCATTTCGGAAGAGTGGAAAGCGGCACGGCTATTGATTTCGAGGTCGGCGTGAACGTCGAGAGCATGGATGCGCAAAGCTCAGAAAAGGATGCCATTACCCGATTCTATGCCTTTGGCTCTTCGCAGAATGTTCCATCCGGCTACCGAAAGAATGATGAGCAAGTCCTGTTAAACGGCGTGGTGCAGAAACGCATCATGCTCCCAGCAGACACTCCGTACATTGACATTGAGGATGGATTGACCAGTGATGAGATAGTCGAGGGTATTGTCATCTTCGATGAAGTGTACCCACGTACCAAAAGCAAAATCTCCGAGGTGATAGAGGTTGAAAAGACCGTCGAAAAGAACAACTCCACCGCAGAGGCCACAACCGACACCAACGCAACACCAGCCACCGACGAAGAGACCGAGAAGGTGAAGATTTACCGCTTCAAGACGGAGGATTTCACCTTCAGCGAAAATTATATCTTGGCTGGTCAGACTTTACAGGTGAAGTTTGAATCGGGCAAGCTCAACGGCATGACGTTTGACCTCGCCTTCAACCCCGAAGGAAAGAGCGAGAAGATAACCGTCAAGGATGGCGACGGCACAAAGGAGATAGACAATCCCGAAGCGCAGCTCTTTGAGATTGTGCGAAACGATATGTACGGCCTCATGCTTCCAAACGAGACACTGAAGCCGAGCGCAGATGATGACTTCATCCTTCTTGGCTGGGATGCCAACAAGATGGAGGCGTGGAAAGAGCTTGTATCACGGGCAGAGCAAGAGCTGAAGACAAAAGCAAAAGCATTTGCCGAGAAGAAGCGAATCGACCCACTCACTTACCCGTGTACCATGATGGCCGATTATATGTATGGCTTGAACAATGGCCAGCAAGACCCTAATTTCAGCAAGGTCGGCACATTCCCCCTTGGTCAGCGCATACGTCTCAACAACGCCGTATATTTCAAGGGCGGCAGTCGCGTGTCGCGTGTTGTCGGCTATGAGTATAAGCTGGATATTCCCTATGACGGTGCAGTTATCATCGTAGGCGAATCGGCCACGTATTCAAGCAGCAGGGCAACGGAGGCCGCTATCAATGCCGCCACCGATTCCATCAACTACCGAGGCGGCGAGTTCAGTCAAGCTGGAGGCGGTGGAAATGTCTATATCATCACCTCAAACGATGCCACGGCACCGAGCGAGGGCAATGTGTATTCCGCTCTGAGAAGTGACCGCCAATATGCCCGTAAGAATCGAAACGATAACATCTCTTCCTTGTGGACGTTCAAGAACAGGAACGGCATGAGAAATGGTCTTCAGACGGAAGACTATAATGGGAACGGGGCGAATGAAGACAACCTCTTTGGCAAAGGCTTCGAGCTAATATCCAAGCCAGACGGCAATGGAGGCTTCAAGACGAAGCTGGAGGTTGACGAGCTGTTTGTAAGAATCAAGGCTTTCTTTGCAAGGCTTGAAATCCGCGAAATCTCCTACGTCGGCGGCAATTATTGTTTCTCGGCTGCTGGCAGCAAAATTTATTATGTCGAATGGCTCGATGCGTCGGGCAACGTAATAGACAAGAAAAAAGGTAGCATCTCCGATGTCGCCACCTTCCGCTGTTATCTCTATTCTGACGATGGCACGACGGCCACAATAAACAAATGGGCTGTCGATGACCAAATAATGTGCCGCACCTTCAATATCGACGAGGGAGTGCATGAGAATGTGTCTAACAAATACTACTGGCGCAGGGCTACGGGCATCGGTCGTGGCGTTATCCCTTCACAGGTAAAAGAAGAGGTTGAGCTTCAAGACGGCGATGAGATTATCGAGACCAACAACGAGCCGCCGACGGAATATCAATATGTCGATATTTCGATGGATGATTGCGCGACAAATAGCGACTATCCCGAAGCGGAAGATACTATCGTGCAATTTGGTAACTGGTCGGACGCAAAGAGGCAGGGCATCATCTATCTCATGGTCGAGGGTGATTCTGCTCCTGCCATCATGGAGTATTCGGGTGTCGGTGCCAACGGCAAGCACTTTGTCCTGCCCGACCCGACTTTGCTGCTTTCTCCCAAGAAAAACATCATATATGGCGAGTTCCATTCCGTAGTGGACTCTGGCGGCAGCACGGGCAGCGGCGATTCCATTGATGACCAGCTCCGTGCTCTCATTGATGCCCTCAATGACATCAAGAACCAAGCCGACAAGAAGATGGAAATGTGGTTTGGCTCCTATGAGCCGCTGCCGCGTTTGGGCAGAATGGACGAAGCCAACTATCCCGCTTCCGAGTGGACTACGGACGCGCTGAAAGCTCTTCATGCGCAGGATTTGTTCTATGACACATTAAAAGCCCCAGCCACTCAGCGAGGCAGAGCGTGGAGATGGATTGCTGGACTGGATGAAAATAATAATGTCATCTATTATTGGGAAGATGTCACCGACCAAGACACCATCGACGCACTGGAGAAAATTGCAGATGTGGCAAGTGATGGAAAGCTAACCGGCGGCGCGGAGAAAACCCGCGTCTTCATCGACTGGCAGAAGGCCGTGCAAGAATATCTGAAGTACAAGGAGCAAGCCCGTGACTACGGAATCACCACCGAGCTGACCGACTATGTGGCCGCTTTCAAAGCTCTTGGCAAGCTATTGAATGACGGAAACGACCTTGTGACTTCCGACACCATGACGAATATCCCGCCCCCCTCATGGCTGGCCGACCTTGGCACCGAGACGGTTATCCCCTCGCCAACCGACTACAGGGAGAAGTGGAATAACTACTATACAACTTTGGCCGCTCTCTTGAAGGAAATCACCAAGAAGGCCAAGGAGCTTGCGGATGCCGCCCAGCAGACCGCCGACGAAGCGATTGACCTCATCGGTGACATCGCCAGTGACGGCAGGCTCGACCCGTCAGAGAAAATCACCATCAAGCGTGAGTTTACCGCCGCCTTCCATGAGAAGAATGACACCGACGAGGCAGGCTATAAGAGTGGTATTCTTGATAGGGCTTCCTATATTGACGAATACGGAATAAGGGTGTATATTATTGATTATCAAAACATTATAATTCCGTATATTAACGCATTTGTGAATGTTGGTACATATCTGAATGGTGGCACGGTTTGGCAAGAGCCTACGCTGGCCAACTTCGGCGATGACACACTTCCTGCATGGCTGAAGAGTGCCAACATGAAGAATACCGAAGACATCAACGCCGACACCTTCAGAAACATTTGGAACACGTTTTATTCAAGACGTACCGCCGTACTCACCGCCCTGTCAGAACACGCACAGGACACAGCCGATAATGCCCACGACCGAATCGACGATGTTGTTTCCGACGGCATACTTAGCGGCGGCGCGGAGAAAAGCTCGGTCTTCCTCCAATGGCAGAAGGCCGTGCAAGAATATCTGAAGTACACAAAGCAGGCTGGAGAGTACAGCGTTTCCGCAACCGCTTACGTCACCGCATACACCGCACTGGCTACGATGCTCAACGGCAATGCAACCATCTCAGAAAGCATCCTTGACGGCACAACACGCCCCGATTGGCTATCTTCCACAAACATTCTGACGGACACTAAGCTCGCAGACTACAACCTCACGGCTGACCAGTACCGTGGCAAGTGGAATGATTACTATGTGCAGTTCACGCTCCTTATCGAAGCCATCGGCGACAAGGTGAAAAGCCTCGCTGATGAAGCACTCGAAGAGCTTGACAATATGGCCGAGGATAACATTTTGACCGAGTTCGAGAAATTGCAGTGCCTCAGAGAGTGGGATGCAGCAAAAGCGGAATGTACCTCTTTGGTGGCCTCAGTCGCCAATATCCCGAATGTGTCATCGACGGCTCTCTCCGATGCCTTCAATATCCTGTCGAACTACCTCAACAACAAGTCAAAGAACAACACGACGGCCTTCACGGGCACGGCTCCTGCCTTGCTCATCACGTCGGGTAATACCGAGATTGAGGGCAGCGTGTTCAAGCAATACTGGCGCGACTACTACAATGCCCGTTCCTCCCTGCTTGCCTCTTCTTCATCATCGAAGGTGTCAGTGTTCGTTCAGAGTTCGCGGCCTACACCTCCGTATAAGGCTGGCGACCTTTGGATTCAGACCAACAATGACAATAACATGATGATTTGTATTGTCAGCCGTAATGCAGGAGCGACGGGATATGATTCCGATTGGGCTGACCTTGGCGACCTCACAGAGAAGCGAGACCCCCGAATCCTCATCGCCGCCTTGGTGAATATGGTTTACTCTTACAACGGTGGATATATTCGGGAGAAAGGCAACAATGCCTATGAGATGATATATTTGGGTGCCATGCCGAGTGCAGGACACGCGCAGGGCGATTTGGCCTATGCAAACGGTAATGTGTACCAATATACGGATGCGTGGGAGAATATCAGCAACGAGACGCTGCGAATGTCCTTCAAGGCTTTGTATGAGATTATTGGTAATTATAATATCCGCATCTTCCGCACCCGTCCGACATCGGTAACGCCGAAGCTCTACGACATCGTTTGCAGTCCGCTGACCTTCACCGATACCAACCTGCCGACAACCAGCCCATACAGGACGATAGAGGGAGGTATTCAAATCCAAATGTATAACGGCACTGATTGGGAGATTTTGCAAGAATCCACCCACAGCCTCATTGAAAACCTGTCGGGATATGTAAGAGCACTGGCCATGAAGTCGGCTGGCGACTACTCCACCGCAGCAGGATTCATCACGGCTGGAGATTGGGCTGACCTCTTCGCTGAAGCCGAGGATGCCGACGGCAACAAGATTGCGCAAGCCCACCTATCTGCCTATGTTCAGAAGGATTCAAACGGCAATATCGTTAGCGGAGTAAAAATCGGCGCAGACCAGATTATCGTCGAGGGCAAGACCTTCACCATCGGAGCAGAGCATATCGAGTTCAAGGGTAAGACGGTGATTAACGGCAAATTCTCCGTTGATTCCAATGGTAACGTGACGATGGACGGTTTCACGGCTACAAACGCCACCATCACAGGCAAGGTGACGGCCAGCGAAGGTAAGATAGGAGGCTTTACCTTGTCGGGAAACGGATTAACCAACATAGTAAGCGATAGCGACATAAGTAGCTCCTATAACATGGGCTACATTATATGCCGAAACGACTATCATAGCCGATTTGCTGGAATTGGTGCAAACGTACTACCGGCATCGTCGGGAGCATCCGCTGTGGCGAGATTTGAGAACGAGGATGATACCGAATTATGGTTTGGAACGAATATCGCGGCAATCATATCAGCAAAAAATGCTTTTACTGACAATATCGCTCTCTCCATTTTAGGCGGCAATGTGCAGGGGCTGGCTCTAAAAACGCAGATTGTCGGGCTTGATACAATCTCCCAATCTACGGAGCCGTCCAGCAGTGACAAGAATGTAACTATTGGGCGAAATGTTGAGGTGGTTTATGCTTCTACACAATGGTATTGGAATAACACATCGAAGTCGCCTGCTGAGAAAAACACCAAAACGCGAAACGTCAATCTTACATTCCCGACAATGCAGCATGAAGATGACGGTCACATGATTTGGGTAAAACGTGGCTCTAATGATAACAATACGTTGAAGATTCTTGCAGGTGGCAGCTATCACAAGGAATGGAACTCATCGACGCAGAGGTATGAAAAGAAATACTATCCCACATATCTCGTCACGGAGAATGATACAGAAGAGACATCGACCACAAAGTTAGACCGAGAGGGATGTGCAGCTTTGTATGTGTATTTCAGAGACCTTACCGTAACGATGAATAATACCACGTACAAAGGCGCATGGATGGAGTTTAGAAATCCGAGATACTGGTAATCAATAACAAAACAATAGCAAACAATGAAGATAGTTAGATGCAGTTGGTTTCCCCCGAAGGGGTATAAGGCTATCATGTTGGTGTGGTGGCTTATCGTAAAGCCTAACGTCGCAATCACGTCGCGGCTGATTAACCATGAAGAAATCCATGAGTGCCAGCAGAAAGAAATGCTGATACTCCCATTCTTCCTTTGGTACGGCTTTGAGTTCATTTTCCGTCTGCTCCAGTATTGGAACTGGCACACGGCGTATAGGAACATCTCTTTCGAGAGGGAGGCGTATGCCAACGAGAGCAAAATCAGCTACCTCGCCAACCGAAAGAGATTTGAGTGGATTCATTATCTAAAACTGAAATAATTATGAAAATCGACTTTACAAAAATCAAGGTGCAGGTCTCATTCGACGGCACTCACAAGACCTTCAACATTGCGAAGGAGATTGGAAACGACATGATGTATAACGGCTCGGTCATCTGCGACATCGGGTTTGAAGAGCTGGCACGGCAGATTTATTTCTCCGACGGCGAAGTGGAAATCCCATCGCAGTATGTTCAGCCCATTCTCCAAATCGTGTTACAAGGCGTCTACCTTGCCACCATTAAGAGATATTTAATCAGCAAACTGAATGGCCAATAAAATAGGTTTCATCATTGAGAATAGGGAAGTTCACGCTAATGGTGTCGTGAAGGTCTCAATAAGGATGCTCAACAGCGACAAGCCACAGCTGACAACAAACGAGCTTCCCCTTATCCTCAATGCCATCAAGCACAGCGAGCTGATGGATGACACCGTGCAAAGGGGATTTGATTACACCCTCGACTTTGAGATGGAGGCTGGTTTCGGATTCCCGTATGCGTTGGATTGCGAGCTATTAGATGAAGATGACCGTAAAATTGTATAGTTATGGCAAATGGAATGAAAATCGGATATGCCGCCAAGAGACGCGGCGACCTGTGGACGGCCACCGAAGCCAACGAGGTTAAGGAGGTAGTCAATGCAAACGCTGACATTCTCGACGGACACACATCATCCATCGAGACGCTCGGCAACACACTCGACGAGACCAACAGGCAAACCAAGGCGAACACTCAGAACATCAAGACACTGATGGCAGACAACGTGAAAAGCGTTTGGCTTACGCAGGAAGAGTACGATGCCCTTGTCGATGCCGGTACGGTAGATGAAAACACCGAGTATAACATCTATGAGGAAGGCTAACTATGGGAATCATACGCAGTAATAGGGAGCTTACGGCGAGATATAAGGGCGAGCTGGTGGCGCAGGCCGTGTATAAGGGTCTGCGGCTTGTTTGGATGGCTGTGCGCTCCTGTTTTGGTAGTGGCCGATGGGTAGGCGCAAAGCCTTGGATTGGCTCAGAGAGATGGAAGGGAACACCCTAAGAGTATTAACAAATAATTTTTTCATTATGGCTAAGAAAAGAAGAGAAGATGCCGTCGAGTTTGACATCTTGAAGGAATATTGGGATGACCACGACGGATTCGACATTGAGAAGTCGATGAAGGCAAAGCTGGGAGGATTGTACGGCTACGTCCGCACGTCAGCGACCATCGACGCAAGTAATTTCTATCATTTAGAGTGCTTCAGAAGCGCAGAGGATGCCGCCGAGTATGATGCCGACCGAGAAGGAAAGGCCGATTTACTCCTTAACGACATCGTGATTCCCATCTCGACCGTACAGGGAGATTCATACGCGGCCTACCTGTTCTCGAAGGCATCGCAAAGCTCCGATATTGTCGTGGCCGAAGCATCAATGCCAGTTGAGTTCAGATTTCACGCCGTCCGCATCAGCAATGGCGAGCGTCTTAATATGGGTACGAAGGGAACGCTCACCGTCCAGCGAAGTCTCGATGAAGGCCGCACATGGATAACCGTCGGAACCCTCGAAGGAGTAATCAACTCGACCGACTACACCAATACCACGACATACGAGACCATCGACCTCGGCCAGTTCCTTCAGAAAGGATATAAGCAGCTCATCCGTGTCCGTGCCTCGTTCCCGTACAATGACGATAGCGGCATCGAGAGGGTGGGATATTCCACTTGGACGCAGATAGGCAGCAGTGTAACTTACGCGGAGCTTTCCCTTGAATGTCTGCTTGGATGGCACACGCCGCTGATGGCCGCAAACATCAAGAATGTGGGATTTCCCGTCAGCTACATCGTGAATGGTGCCGTTCAGAAGACCTTGCACATTCAGATACAGGGAGCTACGGGCGTTCTCGAAGTCAACTATGAGCTGGACAGCTCGCAGAACGGCGTACCCTTCAGCCGTGACATATCCGATGCGGCCAACACTTACAAGATATTCAATCACGGCATCCGCACCGTAACGGCGTGGCTGACCTGTGATGACGGCCTCGGAGGTGAGCTTTCGAGCGACGTACTCGTAAACCGCTTCATGGTGATTGACAAAGCTACGGCCAGCAACCCCAATGCGCCCTTCCTCATGCTTCAGAACGTGGTGAGCCGAGTGGTGAACTATGTGCAGACCAAAATCTGCGACTATGCCGTGTTTGTGCCCTCCGTTGACGCACAGGGAGAGATAACACCAAGCAGCGAGCCGATAGATGTCACCTTCTACTTGACGAGCTATTCGGCCAGCTTCCCCGATGACCCCAACGTGAAGGAGTATTATGCCTTTGAGAGCAGTGTGCAGCCCAACGTCAAGAACTCACTCGTTACCACCGTGGAAATCGAGAGCGAGGATGAGGGCGACGTGCAGAGCTATTTCCGTATTTGGAGAAACGACGGCGGCACGATGCGCAACTTCATGCAGGAGAGTATGGGCTTGGGCAATATCAATATCGCCGTCGATAACTCGGATTCCTTCTCTCCGACCTTGGGCGCGACTTTCGTCATCAATCCAAAAGTAAGAAACAACTCAGAAGGCAACCCTGCCCGAATCCTCAACGCTCAGAGCAATAACGCCGAGGTTGAGAGCACATGGGAGGGCTTCGATTTCGTGAATGATGGCTGGGTGACGGCCACCGACGGCGTGAAGGTGCTGCGCATCCTTGCTGGCGAGAAGCTCAATATCAAGTTCAACCCCTTTGTTCAGTTCCTCACCACTCCCGATTCATCCATGACGCTCGACCTCGATTTCTGCGTCCGCAACGTAACGAATGAGGATGACCCGATAATCAGCATCTTCGAGAAGATTATCGCCAGCGTCACGACCAACTACCGAGGGCTGATGATTAAGCCGATGGAGGGCAATATTTACACGAAGTCCAACACCATCGACAGCGAGACAAACTTCCGCTTCCGCGAAGAGGTGCGCACACATATCTCGCTGAACATTCATAATGCCGTAGTTCCCAACATTAACGGCGATGGTCTCTATGACCCGACCAAGTTCACGCCAGCATCAAGCATTGCACTGGTGCGCGTTTTGGTGAACGGCAACATCGAGCGTGAAATGAAGTTCAACATCACCGCAAAGGATGAGTTCTGCACGGGCGCATTATCGAATGGAGGTATCACCATCGGACAGGACGGCGCAGACATCGACATCTATTCACTCCGATGCTACGCAAATCGCCAGCTCACGGCTCAGAACGTGGTGAAAAACTACATCGCCACACTCCCGACCGCCGAAGAGAAGCTGAGAGTGAGAACCGAAAACGACATTATGACGGGTGGCCGTGTTGACATTGAGAAGGTGAAGGCACTCGGAAAGCGCGTTCTCATCCTTCATGGTGCAGAGCCGTATTTCTATAATACGTCGGTAGCCTCCGTTTGGTGGGAGATATTCCAGTATGACGAAAACAAGCAGCTCATCAAGGAGCTGTCGGGAACCATCTGCAAGCAGACGGGTATCAAGCCGAAGCGACAAGGCTCAACGGCAAACACCTATTACTACTCCAATATTCAGACCAAGGTTGACGATGGTGGCATGATTACCATCCCCATCTCGATGTTCCACCCCTCTATCACCGTCAGCGAGCCGTATGAGGTAGAGGTTACTGATGAGGCGACGGGAGAAACCACCACAAAGACCGTCGTCGGCATCTATGGCGGCAACCTCGGCAAGTACGACCCCGTGAAGAATGAGGCCAAAGAATATGACTACGCAAACGGCATGGTCAGCGTTCCCGACGGATGGATTGACGGCAACGGCCTTTATCGTGGTATGGGATTTATGATTACCGAGAACACACCACTGGCCACAAAGCTGGTGCTGAAGGTAAACTATGCTTCCTCGATGCAGAGCCACCTTTGCGCCGGTACACGTCTTTACAATGACCTGCATACAAAGGTGGTCGGCAAGAACTCGCTACAGGAGGCCGTATCAACAGCCCGTGTGTCAAAGTACACCGAACCCGTTTTCTTCTTCACACAGGACGGCGACGGCACACCAGTATTCAGAGGCGGCGGTAATTTTGGAGCAGGAAAGATGGATAAGCCGACTTGGGGCTACGTCAAGAAGCTGCATCCGATGTTCACGATGATTGAAGGCTCGGATAACAACTACCCACTAACCGACTTCCGCGTACCGTTCACCATTGACCCCGATTGCTCGGAGCGCGTGACATATAGCGCAGACGATGAAGGATATTTCTACAACGGCCTGCAATGCCTCGACTTTGACGCTGGCAAGACGGACGATGACGATATTCCCGTGGATGCCATACGTGACCGCATCATGGAGGTTTGGAACTTCATCTATATGCACTCCCCGATGCTCAAATACTACGTCGGCACATTCGACCAGTTCAAAATTTCGGACGAGGCGAAGAATACTAATCGAAAATATTGGTGTACCGACGGAGCAGACGCATATCGGCTGAAGAGATACGACTTTGTAAACGCTCAGTGGGTGGACGCTGGCCTTTGGAGCACACTCAGCAAGTCCTTCTCTATCATCGACATTCGTACTCACGAATATACCGCCAGCACTTATAACGCATCAGAGCACAAAGCAGATTATGAGCTTCTTAACAAGGAGCTTATCGCCGCTATTGCCTCTCATGCAAAAAAATATATCGGCTGGTACTTCAACGTCAAGTCGCTCCAGTTCCATTATGCTTTTCAGAATCACTTTATGGCTGGAACCGATAACTGCTCAAAGAACACGTATTTTGTCATCGACCCGAAGGCAAAGAACGTCACCATTGACGGCGTGACAAAGGAGTGCTATTTGATAGAGCTGCACCAAGATGACGTTGATACCATCTTGCTGACGGATAATAACGGACGCTCCACGAAGCCGTATTACATCGACCGTATGCACCCGTATGATGACAAGGATGCCTCGAAGACTACATCTTGTTATGAGGGAATGTATAACGTGCTCTTTAACCTCGTCGAAGAAATGTATGAGGAATCAAGAGAGCTTCAATCCATGTTGAAGTCGATATTTACGGCTATGGTCGGGCTTGTCACCACGGCAGACAACGCAAAGGGCTATACAAGTTCGATTTGGGGATGCCTCCAAAAGTATATGTTCTCTATCCAGCGTTACTTCCCAGCTATGGCCTACAACGAGCAGGCGCGAATCCGCTACGAGTGGCCAGCCCTTCTCGGTTTCGTCTCACAGGGTAGCGGTGCTCGTTCAATCGCTCCTATCACTCAGTCAATGGGTAGCCAGCTGGAGGCAGAGATGCAGTTTATGATTCGCCGCGTTATCTACATGGCCTCCTATGCCGCTTGGGGTAACTTCTACGATGCTGGTAAGACCTATAACATCGGTATCGCCGACGCAGCAGATTCGTTCTCATTACAGGCTTTCCACCTCCCGAATGAAACGACCTCAAACAACCGCTATGCGTTCCATGTGAAGCCCCATCAGTACATCTATCCGACTGGTATGCTCGGCCAGACTTCCATCGACCCCCATGTGCGTGTGGCACCGAATGAAGACTACCTGCTGAACCTCGGAAATACCGAATCCAACGACACAGGTTTGTCTATCCTCGGCATCAACTACTATCGGAGCGTCGGAAACGTCGGCGACATCAGCGTTTCGCCGAATGTGACATTTGAGGTGAAGGGAAAGCGTCTTATCGAGTTTGTCGCAGAGCCGACAATCATATACACCGACGAGAGCGACGGCAAGAAGACGGGAGCGTTCAGACCAAACCAGCTGAACATCTCAGCCGTACAAGTGCAGCGTTTCTCCTTGAAAAATTCGGGCATTGCCGGTACGCTCAATGTTGAGCACTTGACCCGTCTCTCCAGCTTGGATATTCGCGGAACTTACATCTACGACATCGAGCTGCCGAAGAGTGAGGCCATCAGTGAGGTGCATCTTCCCGAAACACTCACGTCTTTGCGCCTTGTCAACCAGCCGAACCTCGAAACATTCACGCTCGATGGCGGCGCGTCTATCGCGGCGGTCGAGATGGCGCAGGAAAAGCTCGGAAAGCTCGATACTGGCCAAGTCATGCAAAACATCTACCTCGATAAAGTAGAGGCTGGCACGGCGTTCTCTTCCATTAAGGTGACAGGGATTGACTGGAGCGGCATACGTGCCGACATGATGATGTTCATGGCTGGTGCGCCCTCATGCGTCTTGACGGGAGCAATAACGATGCTTGCAGCCACAAATGACCGATACTTAACCTTCGCGGAGGTGGTGAACCTCATCACCCTTTTTGGTGACATTCAGAGCCAGTCGAATAGCTTGTATATCGACTATCCGAAGCGTTCCATCAACACCTTCAACATCAAAGGTCTGAAGTACATCAAGACGCTCGGAGAGTTCAATGGCTGGATTTTGAACATTCAGCCGACAACAGGTAACAATGTCGCAATCGCCGACGGCCATGAAGATGTTTCTTGGGCTTTCGTAGGCGACAATGCAAATGTGGCCTCCACCTATGCAGAGTTTACCGACAGCGTGAAGGGTACTATCAACGTGAAAAAGCTCTCAGACCCAGCCATCGACTTGCGTTTCACCATCAGAGTGCAAATCAAGCTCACTGACGGAACGGTTATGTCGATGGATAAGAAGGTCGGATTTTACAATCGAATCCCGAAGGTGGGAGATTTTGCCTATGTTGACGGCTCTTTCGATGATGAGTACGACAAATCGAAGACGCTTGCAGGTGCCGTGGTGAAGAAGGAGAAAGTTTCCGACACCGAGTATAAGCTGTGGGTCTATGCAAAGGAAAATGCTGTCTGCAAGAGCACTGACGGCACACTCAACACCAGCGGATTGCCTTGGGGTATCTATCCCGATAACGGAGGTACAAACGGATTCCCGACTTCGGTAACGGACGAAATCAAGAATGATGCGGAGCTGGTAAGTGCCGTCGATACCGCTATGGCCAACATCACTACGGGTGGCATGACAACCGCATACATTCCCACTGGTGGATTCACGGATGACACGAAGGATGACGGATTCACCGAGTACGGCAGCAATGTGGCGGTCGGAGATTTCGACACGGAAAACAAAAATGCCATTGTGTTAGCTCACGCAAACGCCATCATCAACGGACACCTTCAAGAATCCTATCCAAAGACAATGACGGAGCTGGCCGATGCCATACGCGCCCTTGAAACCGAAAAGGCGAGCGGAGGCGATACGAAATCGACACGCTGGAGGCAGCTTTTCTATCCGGCAATATACGCCTGCCATCTCTACGAGCCGACCGTCGAGGAAGGTGAGGATATTGATGAGCAGTTTGAGTGCGGACACTGGATGCTCCCAGCAACAGGATTGCTTGCGCGTATTTACAACTTCTTCTATAATAGCTGCGACAAGAAGACGCTCGAAAATGGCGGCAGCTGCAAGGCCGAGTATGCAAACGAGAACCCCGAAAGTGAGGCACAGCTTCCTCTCTTCGCCAATATCCTTGCAAGAATCGCCCTTGTGCAAAGTGCTGGCTCACCCTTCGCAATGCCGACAAATAGCGGCTACTGGTCAGTGACTGAGTACCACAGCAACGGCGCTTGGCTCGTGTACTTTGGCAATGGTCTCGTCGGCAACGGCTACTACAAGTGTAACGGTCATTCCGTGCGTCCAGTGGCGGCATTTACGTTTAACCTTTAACCTTTCGGGCGGCGTGTTCCAACACGCTGCCCTCCCTTGAATAGAAAAAGCAAGATGCAAGAACAGGAAAATCTGCAAGGTGTCGTGATTCCCTCCCAAACGATAGCGGATAGCGACACCAAAAAGAAAAGGAGTAAGAAGACGTTGGCTCAACTCCCTGTATATAGGTCAGTGGCGAATCTGAAATTTATCGTGACTACGCTGATGATGAAAAGTCCGAGGAAACTAACAAAGTTCTTCGACCAGATGCTTGGCACAATCTCCGAGGCAAAGAAAGCTATCGGGATGGCCGACATTTCAAGAAGTCCGCAGGATAGGTCATGGTATTTGGATTGCGCCCGTGTCTTGATGCAGGACGTGAGCGATGATTTCACCACCCTTCGACGGCTGGAGGTTCCTGCCAGTGAGAATGCCGAGGGTAAGACGCGGAAGTTTCCCGTTGTCAGCAAAGACCTCGACAACAAGTCGAAGGCATTGGTGAAGAGTATTATCGCGCAGCTTGTGGCGTGGCGCGATTATACGAATAACGAGGGTGCGAAATCAGTTTCATAACATGATAAGCAGAGTGTTACATAATCCGTTAAATGGGCGATTTACTATCGCTGGGCTTCGTTCTCCAATAGAACGGGACGCTTGCCGCTGTTGTATTGCGGATAGCGGAACCAGTGATAGTTACGATGGTGCAATATCGCAGAAAGATAGCAACTACTGGTCAGTGACTGAGAACAACAGCAACAACGCTTGGAACGTGAACTTTGGCAATGGTAACGTCAACAACAACAACAAGTATAACGGTAATTCCGTGCGTCCAGTGGCGGCATTTGACGAATTATTCAACGCCTTCTACCAGTCCATAGAATTTGCATATAGAGATTGCCTTCACGGGAAGATGTCTTCATCGCAAGCCGTTGAATATATGCAAATAGCGTGGGCTGACCTCCCCTGTCTTGCTTGGGAGTTGTGGACGGGCATCTATAAGCCCACCACCTCCACTTGCTTTCTTGTGAAATATCCGAAGCTCAGAGAAGTGTTCGCGGCGAACTTTCGGGATAGGATAGTCCATCATTGGATTTGCCTGCGGTTGGAGCCTCTATTTGAAGAGCGTTTCATCTCGCAGGGCAATGTGTCATTCAACTGCCGCAAGGGATTCGGAACACAAGCCTGCGTTGACCATTGCGCGAAGGGCATGGAGTATGTTTCTGACAACTACACCAGCCCAGCGTGGGTATTCAAAGGTGATTTGGTCGGCTTCTTTATGAGCATAGACAAAAACCTCCTTTGGTATCTGCTGGAGCGTTTCATCAACAGGTGGCGCAAGAGGTATGAGCGTGAAGGGTGGAAGAGAATCGGTTACGATATTCTCGACCGCCTCGGCCTCGACGGGATGCCCGAAATGTATTGGGATATTCTTATGCAGGCCACAAAAACAACCGTCATGCACCACCCCGAAGAGGATTGTGTGCTTAATTCACCAGCAGAACTATGGAAGGGGCTGGCACCAAACAAGTCGCTATTTGGCTGCGACAGGGACAAAGGAGAGCCGATAGGTAATCTTACGACCCAGCTGTTTGCCAACTTCTTCATGTCCTTCTTCGATGAGTACGTGCTATATCTCTTCAGACACAAGAAGCACTCCTATGAGCGTTTTGTGGATGATTGGGATAACAAATGCGATGACCTCGATTTCTTACTGAAGGCCATACCAAAGATGGATGCTTTCTTGAAGAAGATGAAACTGGAGATGCACCAACATAAGCGTTACCTCCAGCCAGTCAGTCATGGCCTCGCGTTTGTCGGCTCGTACATCAAGCCGAAACGGGTGTATTTGTCGAACAGGACGCTGGCGAGATTCGAGGAAAGAGCCGTCGGCTTCTCCCGAATTATCGACGGCGACGCGGAGCTGACCGTGATGGACTGCAAGCGCATCGAGCAGGTCATCAATTCTTATCTCGGATTCTGCAAGGGAAAGAAGACCTACGGCAAGCGCAAGAAGATTCTCGGCATGATGGGCAAAAACTTCTTCAAGTATTTCTACATCAAAGGGCATTATGAAAGCATAAGGGCAAAGGCGAAATACAGGGAAATCGTTTTGCCTTACCAAATAGCAGCATGATATTAACAATAAAGACAAAGAATTATGAATGAGATTCAGAATGAAATTCCTCAGATGGTGTCGATAGCTGTCACACCGAAGTATTATCACACCACAATCAATTTCGACATCGAGAAGGTCGGCGAAGAGTATTCCTGCTCTTCCGTCACCATTGTTTCGGAAAGTCCGCTATGCGAGGATGACTACGGGAAGATTGTATCGGCCATTGTGCGCTTCAAGTATTCGGCTGATGAGGTAGAGGCCATCCAGCTTAATTACATGGAGAGCAAGACCACCGAGCACAAGAACGAGTTTGCCAAGCTGAAGGACTGGCGAGCCTTTGCCAAGGCGAAGGCCAAAGAGGTACTTGAATATGTCACAGGTCTTAGCGGAGAGTGATTTCGAGTACGTCGAGCATCTGCCCGATGGCGGCTGGCTGATAAGGTACGGTGTTGTTCCTGTCGGCTATTCGCCATCGGGCGAGAGGCTTCTAACTTTTGGCTCATCGGAGTTTCCTACAAGGCCGACGGTCTTGCAGGTGCTGAAAAGCGTGTGCCGGTATGCGGAGGCTTTCGAGGATAACGAGAAGGTCATGCGGTCGCTCTCGACACTTGATTTGTCGGTGTATTCGATGATTCCTTCACCTTCGGGAGATAAGTAAAATGTTGCACCTCAGTAAATGATGGCCAGTGCGATAATTTGGCGTACTTTTGCACAAAGGTTAGAAAACCAAGTGAGATTCATACTAAAATTTAATAAGAAATGAATATGAAAAATGGAATTTACGAGCATCGCGGAGCTTATGGCACAAATGGGTGCCGCTATCGGAGGCTGGGAGTTAATTAAGTATCTGTTGAATATCCGTTCCAACAAACGCAAGGAGCGAGCAGAGGCAGACAAGGCCGAAGCTGAAGCGGATAGCGCGGATTTTGGGGTATTGCGTGAAACGGTTGAGTTCCTTCAGACGCAGCTCAAAGAGAAGGAAGAGCGATTTGCCAATCAAACCGACCGCCTGCGCAAGATTCAAGATGACTACTTCGAGCTGATGAAAAAGGATGCTCAAACGGAGCTGGAGCTGCAAAAATATAGATGTATAAGGGCAAAATGCCCAAATCGTGAACCACAAAACGGATATTAAAATGAAAATAATAACATGGCTCGGACTGAGCAACCGATGGAAGCACCTGCTGGGAGGCTTCATCATTGGAATTGGTGCTGATAACCTCTATTGCGCGGCCTATGCTGGTATCGGTGTGGCGGCGGCATTGGAACTCAAAGACCATCTTTGGGGAGGAAAAGCAGATATACTCGACTTTATCATCACCATTTCGGGCGTTGCTTTAGGTTTTGGCCTCAAATCATTGTTTTAGTTATGGCAAAAGCAGAGATTCTTAAACCGTTTATCCTGTCATGGGAGGGCGGTTACGCAAACGTAGCAGGCGACCGTGGCGGCGCGACCAACAAGGGCGTTACCATTGCCACGTTCCGCAGTGTTTTCGGACACAATAAGACCGTCGAGGATTTGAAACGAATGACCGATGAGCAGTGGATGACCATCTTCAAGAAATACTTTTGGGATAGATGGAAAGCCGACGGCATCAAGTCACAGGCCATCGCAAACCTCCTTGTCGATTGGGTGTGGGCGAGCGGCGCGTATGGCATCAAACTCCCTCAGAAGGTGCTCGGCGTGACTATCGACGGCCTCGTAGGTCAAAAGACCCTTGCGGCCATCAACAATTACCCGAACCAGCAGGAGCTTTTCAATAAGTTGTGGAAAGAGCGCAGAGAGTTTTTCGAGCGTATCGGCAGAGGCACACAGGCCAAGTTCCTAAGAGGTTGGCTTAACCGGCACAACGGCATCAAGTACGATAGGCTGGTATGCGGAAACGGGAAGGTTATAAAATTCTAAGGATATGAGAGAAGACCGTGGGTATTACGAAAGCCTTTGGCGGCAGAGTAAGGCTGGAGGCTTGCTGAAAGTTGCTATGCTGGTCATTGTGGCCATCATAACAATCTCCTTCCTTGCCGGATGCAAGACGAAGTATGTGACCGTACCCGAATACCATGAGACCTATGTGTCTCGGACTGATACGGTATGGAAGTCGGATAGCGTGAAAGATGTTCAAATAAGCATCATTCAAGAGGTCGATTCCGCTTATTTGCACAAAATTGGCATAATAAACCCACCCGAAAAGGCTTATTTGGTACAAAATACGCAAAATAAGGAGGTTTCAAGCAGCTTAATAGAACACGTCACCGATACAATTTTGAAGGTCGATTCGGTGCCGAAGATAATCATAAAGGAGAAAGAGCTGTCTAAATGGCAGCATCTCAAAATGGATGCTGGGGTAGCGGCGATGTGCATTGCTGCGGCTCTTTTACTCCTTTTCCTATTAAAACTCTTGATTCATAAATAATTCAAAGAACGCTTTTAATACTTAGATGCCCTGCCACTCGTGATGAGCAGCAGGGCATTACCTTATCCGAAAACCTCCTTGATGAGTTTCGCGTTATTGTCGTTTATGATGGAAAAGTCTTTGGCGATATACACATCTGCAATATCCATCGTTCCAACATGATTGAGAGCTTCGTCAACATCAGACTTACTGAAGCGCATGAGGTTACGGGAGAGGGTGGCGAATGTGTGTCGTGCTTGGTAGAAGTTCAGCCCCTCGATACCGACAGCCTCACCGACATCTTTCAGCCCCTTGTTGAGATTCTGATTGAAGGTGCTGGCCGTGCTGTATCGCTCCGAGAAATTGAAAACCTTGCCACGGCCTTTGTATTTCTTTGCCAGCTCCTTGATGAATGGCTGGATGACTACCTCGATATACGCCTCGTCGCTTCTGCGGTCTTTTGTCTTAGCTCGCTTATAGCGGATGGTGTCGCCCTTCCTGTCGGCACAGGAGTACATATCCACCGAGTTCATACCCATCAAGCAGAAGGAGAGGATGAAGCAGTCACGGGCAAGCTGGGCGCGGCTGTGCGGCTCACCCTTGAAATTGTAAACCTTCAACAGCTGTTCGAGGGAGAGAGCGCGGACACCCTTCTTTAATACTTGCCGAGGAACTTTGTACCGAAGAAACGGGTCATTCTTGATTACCTGCTCATAGTCGGTGTTATACCGCCTCATGGCTTCCCTGTAAAGGTGGCGCATCTGACCGAGGTAGAGCGATTGCGCCCGTGGCTTATCCCTAAGATATTCCTCAAAGCCCTTCAGTGTGTTATAGGTGATGGCTGAGAAAGCCAGCCTACGCCTTCCGAGGTACGCTTCCAAGGTGTTGAGCATCGTCGCATAGTTCTTTGCTCCCTTGATACTGGAGTGCTCCAGCCATTCGTCGGTGAAGGTGAAGAAATCTATCTCGCCCTGCGTGGCCGTGATACGCTCCACTATGAAGGACGCATCCACTTCCTGCCCGATGAGGTCGAGGGAGAGAGCATCCAGTTTGTCCTGCAACGCCCTGCGCTTCGCCTCGATGATTTTTGCCTTTGTCGGCTCTTTGAGCTTTTTCTGATTAGTTGTCAACTCAGAATCCGTCGCCGTGATGTCGGTCGGTATTCTTTTCTTACTGGTGCCTTGGCAGACAAGAAAGGAGATGGGATGCACCTTCTTTTTATTCTTCTTGCCGATTTCGATTGTCAATGTTGCCATACGCTAAATATTAACGGAATTTTGACGGAAATTATTGCGCTCACCAGTGGAAATGATACCCAGCCGTGGAAATGCTCTTTTATATGAAAAATCCCCGCAAACGTGTATTTGCAGGGATTTTCGGGGAGGGTGCCCGCTCGGACTCGAACCGAGGACATTCAGAACCACAATCTGAATATCAAAATCCCTTGGAGCTTGTTTATTTACTTGTATTCTTTACTATCTCGTTTTAGGGCTTGACGGAAATCTTGCGGAAATTACTCCGTTTTCAACCCTTTTTGAATCTCATCGTCATTATTGACCTCTTTTTCAAGGATGGTCAGATAATGCCCCCTGTCAAGCACGGAGAGCTGCTTGAATTGCCAGCCATTCTTGGCCATGTAGTCAAGTAACGCAGCATAAGAATCAAACTTCAGCTCCTTTCCGTCATCACCGACAAGTTTTTTCTTATCCTCGGAGTTTCCGAACTGGACGGTTACATATTTCCCCGTGTCGGAGGATGCAACCACGCAATAAGCCTTGTATGCGAAAGCTGGGAGTGACAGCAGGCATACAGCAAAAATCATCGTTACAAATCTTTTCATGTCTATACTATTTAATACATTAGTATTCATTTGTTTTGTTCCTTTTCCATCATCTCTGCCAGCCGAAGATATAATTCGGCATCCTTCTTCCGATTGTCGAGCAACATCTTGCAAATGTCGAAGTATTGATTTGAAGCCTGTAAGGTATCTTTTTCTATACTTAGGAACATTTCACCTTCACCTCTTAAAAGATAGTTACAATTAACTTCCCTGTAAGTCTCAACGAATGGCACAAGAATTTTAGACGTAACTGTTCCCGTCTCAGACTTCCACAGCTTCTGCATCATATTCTTTGTGATACCCTCGCACGTCGATGCTGGCGTGAGGTCTTTCAACCCCAGCGCATCCATCACCTCTTTCAGTCTGCTTTTTACCGTACTCATAAGCCCTAATTTACTCTTATTTGTTAAAGTATCTAAAAAGATACCTAATTTCTTGCGAAATATTTGCAGGTATCTAAAAGAATACTTATCTTTGCACTCGAAATCAGTAATATATTTGCAAAGATATAAATAAATAATGTATATCGAGCGAAAAGGCTGAAAGATTTAAGAAATAATAAGAATAATAAGAATTAAAGAGGTATGAAGAACTTTAGAAAACAAATGACTGAAATCATGCAACTGGCATGGCAGTTCGTGAAGCGTAACGGCTTTACAATGAGTGAAGCACTGAGAATCGCTTGGCGTAATTACAAAGTGAAAGCGCAAATGAAATCGCGCATCGTGAAATTCTACTTTCAAAAGGTCGATGGCTCAATACGCGAAGCCTACGGCACACTGAAAGAAAATCTGATACCTGCAACCGCAGGCAGTGACCGCAAACGTAACGACACCGTGCAGACCTATTTCGACACCGAGAAAAGCGAATGGCGGTGCTTCAAAAAGGCTAACCTGTTAAGTATTGCATGACATGAAGAAAATAGAGCTAACAGGCGAGCAGCGCGAAAAGGTAATGAACGCACTCGCAGAGATACATGATGAAGAAGGGCATTTCGACATCGACATTGAGCTGGACACAATCACCATCAACGCGCAGGGCTGGGTCGAGATTGACGGCTACATCGAAGATGATAGCGTGTGCGGCTACATGAACGGCACAGGCGCATGGATTGAGACCTACAGGGCTGCATCGGTTGACCTCACGGCCTACGATGAAGACGGCAACGAATACGAGATTGACAAAGAGAGTAATAACATCATAGACAAATATCTGAACGCAGCATGAAAGAGTTATTTGAAATCTTCGAGAAAGACATCAAGAGCGAGAATTTCACTCGCAAAGAGATAGTAATCTACGGCATTATTGCCCCACTCGCTTTAATACTGGTTTGTGGGTTTGCCGAATGGCTAAGTAATCAATTTTAAGGTAACGGCCAGCCTAACCAACTGGCCACTAAAAAGAATAAATTATGAACATTCAGACAAAGTTCAACATCGGCGACAAGGTTTGCACGATTGACAAGAAGACATTGAAAGTAAAGACGTTTGAAATCGGCTCGTTGAGCGTTTACGTCTCGAAGAACGGCAAGCCGTCAGTGAATTATCGCGCAAGCGATGACGGCTACACGGGCGACAGCCACGAAGAAGAGTTCTGCTTCCCCAACGAGACCGAGCTGTTGGCCTACATCACGACGAAAGAGCTGAAGAAATAGCTCAACCTTCCTACCTCTTTAGGTGTGCCCCTGCTGAAATATGGCAGTACGTGTCGAAACTGGGCGCACCACCAAGGCCACAAGGCCAGCCCAATCGGGCATCGTTCTTTGACTTATTGAGACAAAAAAGAGACGTTTTCTATTCTGCAAAATAATGAGAATTGATAACGTGAGGTGAAACAATCCTCACAAGTGTTTAACCCTGTAGGCCGTAAGGCCGAATAATGCTTAACGTGGCCATACGATAACCACATAAAGCACGCCAGCGGCATCGCGCAAGCGAGGTAAAAGGCCATAAACCGATGGCTTCGGCGGTGGAATAGCAACCGCCAAACGGCTCATGGTGCAACGGATAGCACGGGGGACGCGGACGGCGAAAGCTGGTCACGGCCTCAGATGTAGGTTCGATTCCTGCTGAGCCACTCAATCAAAACCGATTAAAAATGAGAACAACAAAGAAAAGACAAAAGTACGGCCTTCGCAAAGGCTGTTTGAAGGAAGCGTTTTCGAGCATCAAGGCTGGCGATATTCGGTCATACCCACTTGAAGAGGTGAATGTGTCTTCCTTCCGTACAAGGGCTGGCGAGCTGAACAAAGCCGCCGGATATATAAAGTATTCCGTCAGTGTTGACAACATGATGGGGCTGGTGCGAATAATGAATAATGGCTGACCTATGAACATTGAGCTTAAAGACCTCCTTGCTTTTGTGACGCTGGCCGTCGATGCAGGGGTGCAGTCATACATCAGAAGCGTCGAGCCTTCTTCCGACCGCATCAATCAAGCAGACGCAAAGAAATACATCGCACGGCTCGGATTCCAGCCTGTCATGCTCCGCAAGTGGTCGGATGCTCATTTGCTCACGCCGACGAAGCTGGGCGAGCGACAAAACGCCCCTGTCATCTATTCGCTGGCCGAGATTAAGGCCGTGATTAGTTCCGTGAAACTTAAAACATTGTGTAACCAATAAGAATAAAGAGCATGAAAGAACTGATTGAAATTCAGAATCGGCTCAACGCTCCGAAGAGCCGACGAAACGACTTTGGTAAATACAACTACCGAAGCGCAGAAGACATCTTGAAGGCCGCAAAGCCCCTCTTGAAAGAGCTGGGTTGTGTGCTCCTTCTTAGTGACGAGGTGAAAGAGGTTGGCAATGCCTACACCTTCAACACCCAAGAAAACGACAGCAGAAGCGGCAAAGTATCCGCATCTGCCTACAATGGTACTCGCGTCTATGTGGTGGCCACAGCAACCATCATCAACTCCGCAGGCGAAAAGCTATCCGTTCAAGGCATGGCGCGTGAAGAGGTTGCAAAGAAGGGCATGGACGCTGCTCAGATAACTGGTGCGGCTTCCTCATACGCCCGAAAGTATGCACTCAACGGCCTGTTTGCCATTGATGACGGCACCGACGCGGACAGCTTGAACACGTCGCCGCAGTACACACAGCAACAAGGGCAAGCTCCTTTTCCACCGGCACAACCACAGCAGGGGCAAGGTGAAATGACACCCGAAGAGATATTCAGCGGCTACGCAAAGCCCGAAATTGAGCAGGCGCGGACAAAAGAAGACCTCGCCCGAATCTATAACGGTTATCAAATCCTCCACACTTACGAAGATTTTATGACCGCTCTCACTACTCAGCGCAAGAAATTAGGTATCAAGAATAAAAACGAATAACAAAATGACAAATCTCAATCCAATTCCCGTGCTCTTCAACCAAGAAGAGCACACCTATCTGAACACTCAGACGGGTAAGATGCTCCAAGGCATCACATCAACGCTTCTGCATCGTGTCAACCCAAACAAATACGCTGGCATCCCCAAGCATATTCTCGAAAACGCGGCCAGCCGAGGCACGAAAGTACATGAAGAAATCGAGCTGGTCGAGACCATCGGCGTAGAGCCGACATCACAAGAAGGTAAGAACTACCTCAGACTGAAGGAAGAGCACGGCTTGAACTTCTTGCAGAGCGAGTACACCGTCAGCGACTTAGAGCACTATGCCACCAACATTGATGCCATCTATGACGTGGAAGAAAACATCGTCGATATTGCCGACTACAAGACAACATCGAAATTCGACAAAGAGAGCGTTTCATGGCAGCTGTCCGTCTGCGCCTACTTCCTCGAACTGAACAATCCGAAAGTCAAGGTGCGCAAGCTCTTCGGCATTTGGCTGCGTGAAGACATCGCCCAGCTCATTGAGGTTGAGCGACATTCCGATGAAGAGATTGAGGCACTAATCAAGGCCGACATCGAAGACCTCGAATTTGACTACTCTCCAGCGTTCCCCTATTACATCACCGAGAACGAGCAGAGCCTGTACTGGCTTGGCAAGCGCATCAAAGAGCTGACAGAAGAGTACGACGCTATCAAGTCCGAGGTGCTTCAGAAGATGATAGAGAACAAAGACAAGAGCTTCGACACTGGCAATATCCTTATTACCGTTGTCGCTCCATCTACCCGTGAGACCTTCGACAGCAAGAGATTCAAGGCCGAGCACGAAGACCTCTACGGCGACTATATCAAGAAATCAACGACAAAAGAATCATTAAAACTCACACTCCGATAATATGGCATACGAAATCATCGGCACCGTGTTCAAGATTGGCGCGACCGAAAATGTACCGACAAAGAACGGCCAGCCGTTTCAGAGGCGTTCCATAACACTCATTCAGAAACGCTTTGACCAAAATACTGGCCAAGAGTTTGAACCAAACTACCCGACCATTGACTTTACGCAGAGAGGGTGCGCGGAACTTGACAAATACAAGCAAGGCGACAATGTGCGCATCAGATTCGATGTTTCGGGTGTAAAGTACAACGATAAGCAGACCCAAGAAATCAAATTCTTCAACTCGCTTCGCGGCTTCCGTATTGAGCCGTTTGTGATGCAGCGACCCCAGCAGTCAGCACCACAACCGCAATACCCACCGCAAGGCGGTTATCCACAACAGGGCGGCTATCCTCCGCAGCAGCCATATCAAGGCCAGCCAGCCTATCCACCACAACAGCCACAGCAGCCGTTTCCACCTCAACAGCAGCATGGCACAGACCCCAATAGCGGGCTTCCGTTCTGATGGTTTATAATCTATCCAATCCGCTCGATGTGCAGAACGCTAAAACGAGGCTTGAACTCCTTGTTAAGCGCGGCTGCATCATTGAGCTGACCGAAAAGAAGCAGAAGCGGACACTCAATCAAAACGCATACCTTCACTTGCTCCTTGGCTATTTCGCGTCACAAACGGGCAACACGCTCGAATGGGTGAAGCAGCAATATTACAAGAAGCTCTGCAACCCCGACCTTTTTATTGGTGAGCGCGAAGACCTATTCCTTGGGCGTGTGAAGTACGTTAGAAGTTCTGCCGACCTTCGCACCGACGAAATGAACTTGTCGATTGAGCGATTCCGCAACTGGTCAGCGGCAGAGGCAGGCATCTATCTCCCCGAAGCAACGAGCGAAGCCGAGATAGCAGCCTTACAGGTTGAGGTGGAACGGTACAAGACATATTTGTATTAGGATTTTTAGTTAAACATACCCTCGATGCGAAGCGTCGCACGGAATTAGAGCTTTCATGTTCTAATTTATTCTTATTATTCCCCCTCCAGCCACCTGTGAAGGCCGCTGGATATGGACGGAAAACTCCGATGGATAGAGCTACACTACCTAAAGTGTAAATCGTGGGTTCGATTCCCACTCCGTCCACAAATCATTAGAACCAAACAAAAAAGATTATGCCATACTACATGAAACGCAAGAAAACGGCCTCCGATAAGCCGAAGAAGAAAGCATCCCCTTCTTTGTCAACGCTCGTTGACAGGCTCGACACCGTTTTCTCACGGTATATCAGACTGAGGGATGCAATGCCAAGCGGAATGTTCAGATGTATCTCTTGCGGCAAGATAAAGCCGATAGAGCAAGCCGACTGCGGTCATTTCCACTCTCGCACCCACATGAGTACACGTTTCGATGAAGACAACTGCCATGCGGAATGTCGATATTGCAACCGCTTCAGTGCAGACCACATCATCGGCTACCGAGAGAACCTAATCAAGAAGATTGGCGAGCAGCGTTTTAAGCTCCTTGACATCAAGGCACATGAGACAAAGAAATGGTCACACTTCGAGCTTGAACAGCTTGCCAAGTATTATCGGGCATTGGCCGACAAACTTCAAAAAGAGAAAGGAATAAAGTTATGATAGGACTATTCGACAATGACCCTGTATTCAAGGGCAAGAAGAGAGACAGCAAAGGGCGGTTTGCTACGGCAGAAAGAGCGATGTATGACAAAGCCACCAAGGAAAACAGCTGGCTTCGTCTTCAAGTCGAGAAATACAAGCGAATTGCCGATGTGTCGGGCGGTGCATTTATCGCCCAGCAGAGAATCATAGTCACACAATCACGGGTAATAGCCGACCTCCGAAAAGAGTTGGCAAAACTTAAAAAATTAACAAAATGTTAGACAAAGAATTAGGTAAAGACATTGCCTTAGAGGAACGCGCAAGTTTTCTCGAAGACAACTGCGATGCCGTGGAAGAGGTAACTTATTCACGCGCATTTGAACCCGAAGAGCTGGCCTTGAAGCGCGAACAGCTCACCGATGCCTCAATTAAGATTGCCGACATCGAGGAAGAGAAAAAGGAAGTCATGGACGGTTTCAAAGAACGGCTGAAGCCACTGCAAGAGCAGAAGGGTGAGGCCATCAAAGCCCTCCGTGACAAGTCTCAGACCGTCACCGAGAAATGTTACAAGTTCCTCGATGAAGAAACAAAGATGGTCGGCTTCTACAACAAAGAAGGCAACCTCGTTTCCTCTCGCCCTGCTTTCCAAAAGGAATTGCAGAAGACTATTCAGATGGACATCCGTAAAAACGGTACAAACAACTAATTAACACTTTTCAAAATGAAAAACGAACAACAGCCAATCGTGGTGAATCTGCCCGAAGGTCAGAACACCCTCACAATCTTGCAGGGCGAAGCTCCTGCGCAGTTAGACCAACAAGCCCCTGTCAAAATCGACATCAGCGGCGTAATCTATGCCCCGTTGAACTTCCTCGACAAACGAGTGAAGGACATTGACCAGCACAAGGCTCATATCCTTGTTTGCCGTGACAAGTTGCAGATTCTCCTTGTTATCAATGAAGATGATGCCTACACTCGCGGCAAGGTGCTCGGCCAGCTTTTCTTCAGCGAGATTTTCTTGAAGCTGGGCATCAACGGCGGCAAGGCATGGATTCCCGAACAGCTCGGCCAGTTCTTGAAGCTCAACCGCTCCTTCTTCGTTGACCGTGACGAGAACATGAAGGTTGTTTCTGCCTTGAAGAGTTTTTCGGCCAAGGTCAACCAAGACGTTCAGCGCGAGACCAGCGAGAAGGGCGACCGCACCTTCAAGTTCAAGCAGGCCGTCGATAGCAATATTCCCGAAAAGTTCAAGTTGAAGATTCCTATCTTCAGCGGCGGCGATTCGGTTGAGATTGAGGTCGAGACCTACGCCACCATCGACGGCACCGATGTTTCTATTCACCTCCAGTCTGCCGGTGCAAACGATGTTGTCGAAGACGTTAAGGCAACGGTGATAAGCGACACCATCGAGAAGATACGCAGCGTCGCTCCCGACATCGCCATCATCGAGCAGTAATCACACCGTGAGCATCCCTTTATGGGGTGCTCACTTTAGAGAAAAGTCATACCTTATATGGAAACAAAAAGATGTATATGTTGCGGAAGAGAATTATCATTAAGTGATTTCAAAGTAACTGGAAAAGGCAGAATGAACACTTGCGAATCATGCTGGCGTAAACACCTATCAAAGCCAAAGTCGTTACCAAGCCAATATACAAAGGCCGAATTGCATGAATTGTTTATGGCAACAAGAGAGGAAAATACCGAGTTACGAAAGAAACTGCGACAAGACAAATACAGGGAAGAAAAATCTGATTCCAGTGATTGTTGTGTCGAGAAATGCAGCATAACAAAATTATTGTTAGCACTCAAAAAACGAGGAATAAAAGGAACACTTCAAATTGATTTGGAAACGCTTAATATTGGCGACTATGTTCAAACTTAGAGAATATCAACAACAGGCATCTGACAGGGCGGTTGATTTCTTCAACTCAAAGACCGAAATGAACGCCATCGAGGTACTTCCCACAGGCAGCGGCAAATCGCTGGTCATTGCGGACATTGCAAATCGTCTCGAAGGGCATACGCTTGTGTTTCAGCCATCCAAAGAGATACTGGAGCAGAATTATAAGAAGATGTGCAGCTACGGCGTACTGGATATATCCATCTATTCCGCATCGTTCAACCAAAAGAAGATAAGCCGCATCACCTTCGCCACCATTGGCAGCGTGATTCGCCATACCGACCAGTTCCACCACTTTAATAACGTCATCATCGACGAGTGTCACCTTGTGAACGCAAAGGGTGGAATGTATGAAGAGTTTATCCATGCGACAAAATGCAAGGTGCTGGGGCTTACGGCTACTCCTTATCGGCTCTCGACAAGCTCATGGGGGGCAATGCTGAAGTTCATCACTCGGACGAAGCCAAGAATATTCTCCAAGGTAATCTATCAAGTCCAGATTCAGACCCTTCTCAATATGGGCTACCTCGCCGAGCTTGATTATTACTATACTCCTGCGCCATTGTATGACGAGCGAAATTTGAAAGACAACTCGACGGGCGCGGACTACAGCGATAAATCGGTACAGGAAGAGTACAAGCGCATAGACTTCTACTCATGGCTGGTGCAAATCGTTAAGCGTGTCATGCAGCCCAAGAGCGGCAAGAAACGCAACGGAATACTGGTGTTTACCCGTTTCATCCGTGAGGCCAACAGGCTGGCCAGTGAGATTGAAGGGTGTGCAATGGTTTCGGGTGATACACCAAAAAGCGAGCGCGAGCGGATTCTTGAAGGCTTTAAGGCTGGGGAAATCAAGGTCGTTGTGAATGTCGGTGTGCTGACTACAGGCTTCGATTACCCCGAACTTGATACAATCATAATGGCAAGGCCGACGAAATCACTCTCCCTTTGGTATCAGATTGTCGGCAGGGCGATTCGTCCTTCACCTCTGAAGGAAAGGGGCTGGGTCGTTGACCTTTGCGGCAATCTCAATCGTTTTGGCAAGGTGCAAGACCTCCAGCTGGTCGAACCAAGACCGAATATGTGGCAAGTACAATCTAACGGGCGGCAGCTCACAAATGTATTATTCTGATGAAACTAAAGACATTCCTACTATATGCAGAAGCGGCTCCACAAATAGACCTCCTTAGTGACGAAGAGGCTGGCCAGCTTTTCAAAGCCCTGTTTCATTACGTCGCAGATGGTGAGGAACTTGTCACGAACAACAGGGTGTTGGCCATGACCTTTGCCGTCTTTAAGGCTCAAATCGACCGAGGGGCTGAGAAGTACGAAGAAACCTGCCGCAAGCGTACCGAGGCGATTAACAAACGATGGGAAAGGTACAGGAGTATTCAAGAGAATACAAATGAATACAATAGTATAGAAAAGAATACAAATGAAGGTAATAATAATCCTAATCCTAAACCTAACCCTCAGAATAAAAAAGAAAGTACAAAGAAAAAAATTGATGCGGCTACCGCCGCCGCTCGCTTAAATGAGAGGAAGGAAGATTTTTATAATTCTTTGATACCATACGTCACTCAATACGGGAAGGATATGGTGAGAGCTTTCTTCGATTACTGGTCAGAGCCGAACAAATCAAACTCCAAGATGCGTTTTGAGCTTGAAAGGACGTGGGATTTGGCAAGGCGTTTAGGCACATGGGCATCAAGAGACAACCAATTTAACCATAGAAACAATGGAACAAACGATATTAGAGGTAATTCGGAATCGAGGGCGCAAGACGCAGCAGGCATCATTGCCAGCCTTGCAGCAGAAGAGTAACGAGATAACGCTGGCCTACGGAAATCGAGAGAAATTCCTTTCGACTTTCAATCCCGATGTGCAGCGAGATATTTGCGGCAACCCCGACATTTGTTTTTTCGGTGGTGCTCCGACGCTCGGACAGCTAAACGCCACCTACGGCTCGCAAACCGCAGCAATGTGGCTCGTTCCACAGCTCTATAATCTTTCCGAGTATTGCGGATGCAAGGATAAGCTCGAAGGAAATCCGCTAAAAGAGTGTGCCAGCGTGATAGCGACCGAGTTCTACTTCCTGTCGGTGTCAGAGTTGATGCTTTTCTTCCATCGCTTCAAGTCGGGCAGATATGGCCGCTTCTATGGCTCGGTTGACCCACTTGTCATAACAACCTCCCTAAGAGACTTTCTAAAAGAGAGGATAAGAGCCTACGACGAGCGAGAGAAGGCTGAGAAGGAAAAGGCAGACCGTGAGGCGGCAAAGAACGCTGTAACATGGGAAGAGTATTGTATGAAACAATTTGGCGAGCTTCGCACTCATCCGATGTTACGCAAGACCGAGGAAGAAAAGAAGGCAGCGAAAGCGAAGAAAGCCGAGGTCAAGCAGTCCGGATATGACAAGGCCATCTTTAAAATAGCGGAAACCATCGAGTTTGACGAAATCGTTGACAAGCACACGAAACAGGTGTTTGTCGAGAAATTCAAGAAACACCACGGGCTTACACCCAAGGAATACATCAAGAAGTATGGAGATAGACAAGATACTTAACCAAGACACACTGAGCGGAATGAAGGAAATAGGGGGGGGGGTAAAATCGACCTAATCGTTACCGACCCACCATATTTGATTTCCTACAAAACCAGTTACCGCAAGGATAAGGAACACAAGTTCACGAAGGAAATACTCAACGATGACAATTTCGAGCTGGTCAGCGAATATCTCAAAGAGTGTTATCGAATACTGAAGGATAATGCAGCGGCCTATGTCTTCTGCTCCGCTAAGACGGTGGACTTCTTCATCAAAGAGAGCAAGGCGGCAGGCTTCGACATCAAGAACCTCATCGTTTGGGATAAGGGGAACTGGACGGCTGGCGACCTTGAAGCACAATTCGGCCAGCAGTACGAAATCATCCTTCTGCTCAACAAAGGCCGTGCGACCATCAACGGCAAGAGGTATTCCGACATTTGGCGGTGTCCGAGGGTGTCACCCGACAAGGCTGTGCATCAGAACCAAAAGCCGCTCTCCCTTATCAAGATGTGCATCGAGGCGCATAGCAAAGAGGGTGATTTGATTTTTGACGGCTTCATGGGCAGTGGAACAACCGCCGTCGCTGCAATCAATCTTAACCGGCACTACATCGGATTTGAACTCGACAAGGAATATTTCGAGGTAGCTCAGAAACGTATTAAATCGGCTGTCTATGAGCCGAGTTTGTTCAATTTATAAAATATCATGGATAGAATAGAACTTTTCAATGACCACTTCCAAAACTTCAAGGTCTATCAGATACCGAAAGCACAGCTCATTATCGCAGACCCTCCCTATAATTTGGGCGTGAACGCATACGCCAGCAATCCTGCTTGGTATGTGGACGGTGACAACAAGAATGGCGAGAGTGAGCTTGCAGGGAAAGAATTTTTCGACACTGACAAGAATTTCAAGCCTGCCGAGTTCATGCACTTTTGCAGTCAGATGCTTGTCAAAGAGCCGAAGGAAAGCGGCAAGGCTCCCTGTATGATTCTATTTTGCGCCTTCGAGCAGCTTCATTACTACATCGAGCTGGGCGAGCGTTACGGATTCAAGCATTACATTCCCTTGGTATTCCGCAAGAAATTCAGCGCACAGGTGCTGAAGGCAAACATGAAGGTCGTAGGAAATTGTGAATACGGCTTGATTCTCTACCGCGACAAGCTCCCTAAGTTCAATAATAACGGGCAGATGGTCTTCAACTGCTTCGAGTGGCCGAATGATGCTGGTGCGCCAAAGGTGCATCCGACACAAAAGCCCGTGAAGCTCCTTGAAAGGCTGGTCGAGATATTCACCGACAAGAATGATGTTGTCATCGACCCCTGTGCAGGTAGTGGCTCTACTCTCCTTGCGGCTGCAAACCTCGACCGCAGGGCATACGGCTTCGAGATTAAAAAGAATTTCTTTAAGGCCGCGAAGGAAAAAGTATTAACCCAAGTCCAAAAGAGTTTGTTTGTATGAGAGAGGAACTTCAAAAGAAGGTCGAGAGAGCCGTCAAGCTCTTGCAGGCCGCTGGAAAAATCGCCAAGGAACACGGACAACCTTTAGAGGTTGCCTATTCGGGCGGCAAAGATTCAGATGTCATCCTCGAACTTACAAGGATGGCTGGAGTGGAATATCGGGCTATCTATAAGAATACCACCATCGACCCACCGAGAACTATTCAACACGCAAAGGAAATGGGCGCAGAAATGATGAGACCGACAAAGACGTTCAGAGAGCTTATCGCCCTTCATGGATTCCCTTCACGGGTGCGCCGCCTGTGCTGTTCCTATCTCAAAGAATACAAGGTGCTTGACTACTGCGTTATCGGTGTGCGCCGAGAAGAGAGCAAGAAGCGAGCCGAGAGATACAAAGAGCCAGAGGTTTGTCGGGTGTACTCCAAGAAAGAGAAGGTGCGCCAGTATCTCCCTATTCTTGACTGGACTTCCGAAGACATATCTGAGTTCGTTTCCGAGCGCGGCATCAAGTGCCACCCACTCTATTACGATGAGCAGGGAAACTTCCATCCCGAAAGACGGCTGGGCTGTATGTGCTGTCCGCTCAAATCAAAACGGCTTAGACTGAAGGAATTTGAGCAGTACCCGAAAATGATAAAGTTCTATATTAGGGGGGGGGCAAAAGTATCTTGAAACACATCCAAATGCCAAAAGCAAAACATACTTCCACAACGTATATGAATGGCTTACTTTTGACCTCTTCTGCGATTCGCTCGTCGAGTTCCGCGAGCGTTTTGGTGCCAACCTCTTTGATGGCGGTATAGATTGCAAGGAATTTTTAGAAAATTATTTCAAAATAGAATTATGAGCAACGACGAAAAGAGAAGCATTTTCAATGATGCCATAAACAAGTGGGGCATCATCAATCAAGTGTTTATGGTGATGGAAGAGTGCGGCGAGCTTCTGAATGTGCTTGCAAAAGCAAAGCGAAACAGGGCGAGCAAAGACGAAATCATCACGGAGCTGGCCGACGTGTCGATTATGGTCGAGCAGATGGCCTTCTTCTATGGCGAGAAGGATTTTCTCATTGAGAAAGACAGGAAACTACAACGGTTGAAAGAAAGGCTGGCAAATTCCTTGGTGAGTAAACCGATACCCAAAAAGCCTGTTGTGATTCGAGACAAAACCCCAAAATAAAGAAAATGGAAATACTAATCGCAGTGGTCATCGGAATTGTTGCATTTGCGGTGATTTTTATGATAGAATTGGGAACGGAAATCAAAATCAGAAAAGATATGGCTAAAACCGACTTCACCTATTGCCGAGGCATACACTGCCCCAATAGGAACCAGTGTAAGAGATACGTCATCGGCTTGGAAGCAGCCAACGATGGGAATAGTAACCATAGCTGGATTCAGAGCTGCCGACACGCCAAGTTATTCATCCATAAAGACGGCGAGGAAGCCACAACGAAATGAGAAAACGTAAGAAAACCAAAATCAAGAGACTGAAAGCCAACGAGATTCTTCTTGTGGCAGAGATGCAGAAAAAGATTGATTACTATGAGCGTTTCCTTCTTGAACTTTCGACGATGATTTGGACGCGAAAGGTTCAGTTTATCCTTGAAGGCGAATATAGTGATAGGGAAAGTGGCGAAATCTATAAATTTGTAAGAAAGAAAATTGAAGAAGAAAATGAACATTGAGAACATAGACCGAGCGTCAGAGGCCATCCGCGAGGCGGCGCAGAGAATTGCCGATGCACTCAGCATCTCTCTCCAAGAGGTGATGAAAGCCTTTGAAAACATGGCCTACTCGACACCATTTAACATCGAGGAATTGAAAGAGGCCACGCAGAAGCTCATGGAGCTGGCGGTGCAGGCGAAGAATGAATGTGCTGACTACATCATCGAAACCGAGATTGAAAATGGATGGCCTCTCCACCCGAATAAATGCCGTGCCGGTTGTACGAGCAAGCCTATTGCCAAGCCTCCCTACTGGCACCGCATCCGCAGCTATTGTGTAACAACCAAATATCACTGACAATGCAACCAAGAGAATTTTTCGACAAGGTGGCGGCTATGAGAGCCGCGCAGATTGGCTTCTTTTCCACTCGCAAGGGTGAGGCCGCTCATGGCCAGTATTACGCCGAGAGCAAGCGATTAGAGGCCGAAATCGACAATGAAATTGCAAGAGTTAAATCAATCCTAAATTCAAAGTAATTATGAATCAGAATCAAGAGATTAAGATGGAACTTCTTAAAGAGTTCAGTCATTTAGAGAACCCCGTGAGCTTCTGCCGTGAGGCTTACAAGTTTTTAACCGAAGACGAGCAGAAACCAGCTTCGCCAGCTCCTATCGTGTTCAAGGATGACGCGATTCCCGAAGATGGCATCTACCTCATATATGATGACAACTCCTATTGCAAGTTCGACAAGGGCTGCAAGAAGGAAGGCATCAAGTATGTCGGTATCATCCACAATCGCCATGCCTTCAGTGTGGCACTCGAAGACCTTGGCGAATATCAGCTGCTCAAAGATGATGTCGAGTGCGAGGAAGAAAGCAAGTTCTATCTGCCCCGTGAGTGCGACGCTCTCAATGATTGGGAATGCGAGAAACGAACAAAGAGGATTCAAGACCTCGGAACTGATATTCCGCTCAAAGACGGCGAGTATATCCCAGCCCTCCCTATGGTTGTTGCAATGTGTTATTGGGCTAAACGAGGTCTTAATGATGCGTTAGAGTTTGCTGGTGGCAAGCCCCTCCGTATGGATAGCTACTACTGGTCAGTGACTGAGGGC